GTGTAAGACTGGGTCAGCCAGCGACCTTGTTGAAGTAGAATCCCACGATTTCAATCGTGGGAGTGTGTCAAAGACGATACAGCGTACATTGCGTACACAGCTGTGGTCAACCCGCGAAATTGCGCGTTTGTAAGCGCTCGAGAGCGAACAACGACATACAGATATCTCGTTGCGAACAAACTGTACAACACAAACCATTCTGTACGCGATGTATTGCTGCATCACCATACGATTGGCAGTTGGTGTTACCGCCGCTGACACGCTGCTCGACCTCAGACCAATGCCGCTCACGGTCAGAACAGACCTACAGGTTCGCGGTGTACTGATACCTCAGCAGCTTAGTCCAGAACGGAACTGTGTCAGAGTACAAATATCATAGGCCGAGACTAATCACTGCAGATTTCGAATATCAGCGGTTTCCCTGCCGCTTCTCGCGTTTCAGCATTATCTCAAAAACTCGCGTTCGTGTTGCTGTGAACTTCCATTATGCAACTTAGTTACAAAATTCACAAAGTGTCTGCTAATAAGTCTACATTGCAAGACTGTATAGGTCGCCAGTCCCCTACCCTTCTTGAAAAAATGTAGCACCCTTTTCGGTATCCCCTTTCACACAAAAAAGAGACAGACGCTTTCCCAGAATCTCTGGAATCGTATCTGTCTCTTTTACTGTTTATTGGGCGCTCGCTCTCACAGCCACGGAAACGCGCCTCTGCGGGCTTCTCGTCTGCACGAGAGTTGTTATATCCCTAAGCATCAGAGGGCTTGCCTGTGCCCTTCCCTGCCCCATCTGTGACAGAGCAGTATCAACGCCACGCAATCGGTTCTCTTCTTGCGAGTTCAGGAGCGTTTAAAAGGAGTGCCAGGATTGCAAACCGATAGGTCACAATTTCTCCGTAATCCATAGTAATACGGATATCCTGCGCATACACGACTTCGTTGAGGACCTTAATCTCATCGTCTGTCAGATAGAAGGAAATCTGCTTGTTGTTGGCGACCTTCGTACCGCGTTTGCGAGCCTGGTCCGGCATATATGCAATAACTTCCTTGGCATTCGGGAGGACATAAACAGGGTCACTCCCATCCCCTGCTGTTTCGTATTCCTCGAACTCAGCAGAATCTCGGGTTATGATATGCCCCTTCCCTGCCCTTCTCACTTTTTCGATTTCCTCACGCAGGACCCGGTTCGCAATAGTGCCAACGCGCAATCCCTCATAGATTGCCTGCAACTCGAAGCATTCAGAGATTTCTGGTCGAAAGCGAACGAGGATTCTTGTCTTGTCGTTTTCCATCGATGCCGCTCGCCTCATTCGATAGACTCAATCTTCTCTTTGAGTTTTGTTGCGATATCGATGACCTCATTCAAGGCTGCAATATCAGCTTCACGGGATTCCTTAGAAACGCCACGAAGAGCCTTGACAAAGTTTCTGCTGGTATATGCCTGCTGTAGTTTCTTCACCATGCGCGGAGTGGCTTTCTGGATGATGCTGGTATTATTCTCGGCAACATCCCGTTCCTTCTTCACCAAATCCCTAGCAGCCTCTCTCTGACCGGCATGCTCGATGGCTGCTACCTCTTCGGCAGAGCTGGACTCTTTTGCTTTGCCGTATTCCTCCGCCTTTGCTTTCAGGTCATTGATGTTTTCATCAAAATACTGCAAAGCCTTCTCGTAGGCAGCATCGTAGTCCTTTGTTGTCCCCTGCCGCTGTACATCAAACAGGTATTCACGGAAAGTGTCATGCAGGGTATCTCGCATCACTTCGATGTGGTTCTTCCCTGCTCCCTCGGAGTCATCACCATAGCAGTTAATGTTACTCAATGCAACAAAGCGTTTGGCAATCTCTTCCTGCTTATCGTCCTCAAAGCGCAGATAGGTCTCACACTCGCTGCGGGTAAGAATTTTCGCGTTAAGAAGCTCCTTTAAAGCCCCTTGCAGCTTATCCTCAATACGGGCATCACGCTCGATGGTACGAGGGTTGACGGAACTTACGGTCTTGGTCGCACCGAGAGCCTCTTCTCTACTCATATTATAAGGAGACAGCTGCAGGCAGTAGATGAACTCAGCGATTGCCTGACGGCGAACAGCCTCATCGCCGAAGCCGCCGCGAACTTGAAGGTTCGCACTATAGAGAAGGACTTTCTTCTCATTTGCGGTAAGAGGTGTGGTAATCACATTGCAGTTGCGCACCACATTCCAAGAGGAATCCCCCTGCTCTTCCAGATACTTCAGAGCGCGGAAACGACGTTCACCGGAAAGAAGTACATAGACCTCTCTCCCCTCTTCCTCGGTCGGGAAGACTACGAGGTTGTGCATCAGTCCATTGCGCTTGATATCTTCTGACAGGATTCGGATATCATCTTCCTCGTCCAGATTACGGAAAATCTCGTTATCTGGGTTTGTGCGGATATTCGAGAGAGCAATATCCTTGTTTGCATACTCGACCTTATGCTGTGCCGAGAACAGTGAGTTATAGAAAGCACCAGCATCGTTGCTGTTTACCTGTTTCAGGGCATTTATGTCCGGCAGCTTCGGCGTTGCCTTCGTCCCCTTCTTCTTAGTCAGAGCCATCTTATTTCACCTCCAGCTTCGCAAGACGCTCTTTGAGTTCTTTGTATGCCTGCTTATAAGCAATGGATACCGGCTGCTTAGCAGCGGAGAAGCATACTGGCTGGTGGTTGGTGACAGCCATACCGACAGAAAGGCTATGGGGAATCTCAGACTTAAACAGAGAGGAACCCAAAACCTCCTGGCACTGCGCTCGAATCAGACGAGTCGCAGCAGCCTTCTTCATGACAGAAGTAAGCAGCACCCCTACCCCCTTCAGACGGCTTCCCGGCGTATTGCACAGCTCGTTGCAGAGCGCAAAGGTACGGAAAGCAGACTCCTGAGAGTTTGCTTCACACATGGTCGGAATCAGTACATAGTCCGCAGCGTTGATGGCATTCGTTAATAGCAGAGAGTCGCGGGTCGGCTGGGTATCAATGAGGATATAATCGTACTCATCGCGAACTTGGCTCAGGAAATAGTACAGGAAGTCAGCGATGCTTGCAATCTGCTTAGAACTGTCCTTCTTTGCAATGATAGTGGCGTCCTCGAACAGTTCCGGCATTCTCTGGTTGATACGAGGTGTCTGAGAACTGGCAGGAATCATCTGGACATTATCGCCGTATTCCGTCTCCGTGATATAATCCTTAGTATTGGTATAACGGAAACCAGTGAACATGTCGTATAGAGCCTTGCCGTCATACATGCCACCAGCAATCTCGCCCTGACCGTCACTCAGCGCACTGGTCAGGTTGCCCTGCGGGTCGGTGTCGATACAGAGAACTCTCTTGCCGTCCTCCCCCATCAGATATGCCAGGTTGGAGGCTGTGACGGTTTTGCCCGTGCCGCCTTTCTCGATGGCGATTGTGATAATCTTTGCAGCCATTTCATTTACCTCGTTTTGCGTAAGACTTGCGTACATGTTGCTGTGATTCGCACTTATGCCGTTTCCGTTCTGAATGCAGAAGTGTCAAAGACTCCGGTCTGTGTTGCTATAAATCCGCAGAAAGTTGTTTTCAGCTGTCTCTCCCCTCTTGCGACTTGCGTACATGTTGCTGTGCTCTTAAATTTCAGAGAAAAGCCATCAAGGAGAAAAGTCTGGGATAAAATGCGACAACACTCAATGTCTTAATTATAACATGCAAAGAAGTAAAGTCAACACGATTCCTGCCGATTTGAAATATTAAATTTGCGACAAGAAATCTCAAAGACTTGCGTTCGTGTTGCTGTGATTTATTTTCTGCAAAAGAAATAGCCCGCCAATCGGCGGGCTATCATCATACATCATCGAACATCGCGAGGTAGTTCGTTTTAGGTGCTGTGCCGGATTCGAGTGCTGCAAGGCTTTGCTCGCCGAAAGCAATCGTTGCGGCAGAGTTCTCTACAAGGTCGTTGAAAATCACCTTACGGTAATAATGTGCGCTCTTGGTTCCCCCGTCCGCTTCCAGCATGTGTTTGTACTTCGAGCAGATTCCGAAGGCCCAAGTCTTCAAACCGTTGTTGTCTTTGATGATTCGGTTCAGCGCAGCAAGAGCTTCTTCTGCCTGGTCCTGATTCTTGGTGTTGGTCAGGATTCGCCCGAGAATTGTAAAGACATCATTGAAGATGTTTCGTTCTTTAGCGGACAATTTCTCTTCGTAATCCTGATACTGTGCTTTTGCCTTTACTTCGTTTCGGGCAAGGCGGTAACTCATACCGAGCACAGAATCAGACAACGGCAGATTGTACTGTTCGAGCGTCTCATCGCTTACTACGCGGCGTGCTTTACGAGGTTTTCTGGCAACTTCGCTCTCGAAGTTCTGATGCTCTTCGTGGAAGGCTCTGACCTTCTTCATCTCTTCAGCGTTTTTATACTTGATGAAGATATAAAGATACTCGTATTTGCGAACGCCGCGTTTTCTTACAGGTACATAGTCGAACCAGAGGTCCGTCATCTCATTGATTTCATTCTTGACGGGAGCCAGAACATTCTTCTCGAAATCAGAGAACACCTTGTATTTCTCCGCAACTGTCTTTTCACGGCTGAACTTTGGTTCGCTGCTCGTATCGTTTTTAGTCTTTTTGCGGTTCTGGCTTCTATTGATTTCATCCTTGGACGGCATTGAGAGCATTCCCTTAAACTCCTCAATGTCGAACATCTTGTACTTGTAACCAACGAGTTCGCTGCGTTTGTCCGGGAACTTGCGCAGGATTTCCTCGGTTACCGGCTCGAAAATCAAACCGTTATTATACGAGTAATCCCGGTTTCCATTATCGTAGGAAAGGATAATCTCGTAAATACGCATCGAATAGGTGCTCTGCATCATCAGAAGATATTCGATGCTATAGGAAGTATAGTTGCTGGTCAGCTGCGCAATATCCCGCCAGATATCCGGATTGAAGCGCATCTTGATGGTCTTTTCCTTGAAGTTTACAATAGAACCCTTGCTGACCCAAGAAACAGACTTGATGGCGTCCGGACCATCCGGGACCCAGAAAGTACGGTTTTCGAGGTTCTCGACCGTCTGCTGCAGATGCGGACGGTATCCGGTGCGCATCATATTAACGCCAGTCAGTTTCGAGAATTCCTGAAATGTGATGGTATAGTATTTCGATGCATCCAAATCGCTCTTTTGGTCGATTTTAGAAAGCAGCATAAAAAGAATCTTCTGCTCATTACGCGGCAAAGAATACTTCGTCTTCTGAATCAGTTCATTGCTCTTCGTGATGTAGGAGCCGAACGGCGGTTTAGTCGAATCCTGTCGCAGCAGCGCTCTGGTCTTTGCAGAAGCCTCTTCTTGGCTCATGACCTCGCCGACAACGACTTCGGTATCCTCGTTCTGTATGATATTATCATCAGTTTTCTTCATGGTATCGCTAGAGACAGCGCTTTCAGCAGCCTCGGCCTTTCTGCAAGAATATTGTCAGCATCCTACTGGTGATGTGCTATTTTGTGAAATGGTTACACTTATGACATTATAAATCATTTTACACTATATGTCAGGAAAAGTCAACTGAGATAGTTTAGACAGAGATTTTTTTCATTTGTTTTCTCGCTTAAAAATTATTAGATTATTCTCTTATAGCTTATATTTTATTTATTAAGTAGAAACGGAGGTTATTTTGCTTTTCGACAGAGATTGTTTTGCACTACGGAAGAGATTCTTTTGCGTTTCAACAGAGGTTGTTTGTCAGATAAAAGGAGGTTCTTTTTCAAAAGCTTAGAAAATAATCTCTGTTTACGCGAAAGAAACCTCCGTTTGGCCGTTCAGGCAGGCAAGTGCCGTGATAGGGGAGGGTATTGTCCAGCAGGGACGCTCTCTTCCTGAGAGAATAACAGGAAAGATGCAGCAGAACAGAACTATTATGTAGTTCTATTATACGAGATGAGCACTGAAATGACAAGAAAGCGGGGGAGAGAGCGGGGATTTCAGAAAAATTGCGTTAATTATCTCTGGTAAGGTAACGCCCGAACCGATTCAGATGCCACTCTAAGGGGAAACCGTATCCGGCAGCTTAGAAAAATAATCGCGTAAAGAACCTCCGGTTTAAGGAAGCGTGCGTTCTTTCTCCGTTCTGGAATTTGTCGCGTTAAAAACCTCGGGCTAGATGATGCCATCAGGACCCGGTGCTGGCTCTGAAAAGCGATGCGTTTTGGGAGCGACAGAAATTTGTCGCGTTAATTATCTCTGGCATGGGACATGCCTGTGTATCAGGCGTTCTCAGAAATTATCGCGCTAATAATCTCGTGGTCTACGTTGAGAACAGACAGCATCAGCCAGACAGAACCAGAAGGTATGGCGTGTAAACAATCTCCGTTTGAGGACAGCGGGGGAGTGGTATCAACGACAGTTGATGATGGTTTGACCTAAGTGAATGAGCCAGTGATAGACCGGTTTGATGCACGCTTAAAAATAATCGCAATAGCAATACAAGAAATCTCTGTTTACAGTGATGGCATGTACAAAACATGTTCAGTCTGTAGAAATTGTGCTTCAAATAACAATGTGTATAAGAAAATTTGCGTTATTTGTGATGTAGAAACCTCTTGAAGCTTAATTTGTGAAACCGATTTGTATAATTGGAAAGAGATATAACTATCTGTATATGTGATTCACATAAAAATAAGAACATGAAAAGAGGTAAAAAGAGTTTTTTATCGAGAAAAATTCATATTGCACACACTTGATAAAAAGAACGGTAATGCGTTTATTATAAAACGAGATTAGCGCAGCAACGCTGCTTATTGCGGAGAAGAATAACGCGATTTTTTCGAGTATTACAAGAAGTATTTGCAGAAATGTGCTGAGTATTCCAACAAACTCATTGAAAAGCCTTTGGCTTTCAGGCAAAGGTGCAAGAAAACAGGTGAAATTGCTGTCCGGTCTGTATATTTTAATACATACTATACAATATGGATTGATATTTGATAATAATTGTCGCGTTAATTATCTCTGTTTATCCATGTAAGGCAGTAGCAGGATAGATGTCGTTACTTGTAACCGGTGTTTGCGCATTTTGGGAGAATCAGGGAGTAAGCCAGCGACTTGAGAGTTCCTGAAAATTATCGCGTTAATAATCTCTGCTATCTGGATGCCAAAGGGGAGTCCTGTAAAGATGAGGAACTTCAAAAATCGCGAAAAGAAACTCCCTTTATGGAATCTATGAGGATAGCTGCCGGAAAACAGCAGGGAAGGGACTAGGCAAAAAGTCGCGTTAAACACCTCGGGTTAGTGCAGCCGTAGCAAACCATTCTGCAAATTTGTCGCGTTAAAAACCTCGGGTATCGGTTAGGTGCGATGTCTTCTTGCAGCGGAGAAGGGGACTGGATGGTAAAATTATCGCGTTAATAATCTCAGGGTAGTGTGCTTGTAATCGTCCAGAACGGAAAACTTGATAGGGCAGGCATCAGAATTGTCGCGTTAAGTATCTCCGTTTACAGGAAAAGCATCTCAAAAATAATCGCGTTAATTATCTCTGGTTGAGTGCGTGGGCGATGGCGAGTTGTATCATTGAGTTCTAAACAGAATAGCAACAATGACTATAGCAACAGTGTATATAAATAAAATGTGAAACAGCAACATGTACCGAAGTCTTGTCGAAAAGTGAAACTATTGTCGCGAGGTAAGCCAAAATATGTACAAACTAAGAACAAACGGCAATCATGGTTGTACTGAATACACATTCATGGTAAAATATAAGATGAAAAGAAAATGTAGTCGAAATGGTAATTTGAGATGCAGCTGACAGAGAAGTGGCTGAAAGAGACGCTGGAAAGGAACCCTCAGTTGAAAGTCAATGTACAGGGCGGACGAAACAGCGAGCTCGAACAGCCGAAAGAAGTAGAGAAAACGAAAACAAAATACGGAAACCATCGGGTGTATCTGTACGAGGATGAATATGTCTCAGGAGACAAGTACATCTCAGGGCACGGCAAGCTGGTAGCAGTATTTGATTCCACGAAAGAGTATTGCCGATGGCTAGATTTACAGCTGATGGAAAAAGCCGGGACAATCTCGAATCTGGAACGCCAGAAAGAACTCGTCATCCAAGATGCATTCGTGTACGAGAAGAAGCGCGTACAGCGAATCGTGTACAAGGCAGACTTCTGTTATCTGGATGCGCAGGGTAAAACGATAGTCGAAGATGTGAAAGGCTTCGATTCAAAGTCCGGCAAGTACATGCAGACCGAGGCGTTTCGGTTGAAGTGGAAACTCCTGAAAGCAAAGTATCCAGAATACCATTTCGTGTTAGTGTAGAGTGAGAGTCATGGTCCAGATTTTTGAAAATCAGAATACGCAGGATGTTCTTCCGTTCAAGGGAAAAATCACAACGGTCATGTACTATGAGCCGGAGACAGGATTTGCTATCTTTAAAATCCGTCAAGAAGGGGAGACTAAAAGCAGCACTGCGAAAGGGCATGTGCCGAATCCGGTTGCGGGTGCGAAAATCTACTATAACGGGACTTGGAAAGAAGACCAGAAATTCGGTGGGTATTACATCGCCATCAGCAATTCGAAAATCGACTATGCGGGCGGCGGTAAAGACGCTATCATAGAGCTTCTGTCCAGCGACTTTGTACCGGGTGTGGGACCTACGGTTGCAAAGAAAATCGTTGACCATTTCGGAAAAGATGCACTGCGGGTGATTGAGCGGGAACCGGAACGGCTGAAAGAAATCTCCGGTATCGGTGTTAAGAGTGCAGACAGGATTCACGAAGGGTATATGCACATCGCAAACGACCAGGAACTGATTGCGCTCCTGCTGCCGTATCTCTCAATACAGAAAATAAACTCCGTTATCAAGAAATTCGGCACCGGGAAGATGGCTCTTGAAGAAATCAAGGAAAATCCGTATGTCCTGTACCAGAAATTCTCAGGTATCGGATTTGCTACGGCAGATAAAGTCGCGCTGGGCGGTTGTCAGATTGCGCGTGACGATATCCGGCGCGTGACGGCGATTCTCCTCTATGCTCTTGAAACGCAAGCACAGATGGCAGGCAATACCTTTATCTGGGTAGATGACATGTACCGTGTCGTCAAAGAAACGATGCGGAATGTCCTGCACGAAGTTGCGTTTCCTGACGAAGTGATACGGAAAGCAGCCACTATAGCTAGAGAAGACAGTCTAGTCGTTGTACAGGGGTCTAAGCCTACGGATGGCAGAAAACCGATGTTCTGCATGTACCTGTACAAATACTGGTTTTATGAGTGCGACATCGCGTATCTCTGTACTATGATTCACACGAGTTCGAATTCTACCTACGGTCTGGTGGACAGTCAGGATGTGGACGCTGCCATCGAAATCATCGAAGCGGAAGACGGTTTCTCGCTGGACGACACGCAGAAAAACGCGGTTCGGACAGTGTTTGGCTCTGATATCAAGAATGTGACCGTGATTACCGGTGGTCCCGGCAGCGGTAAGACGACCATCATCAAGACCATTATCAAGACCTGGCAGATTGCGAGAGGGCTGAGATACAACGAGGAAAGCATTTTGCTCTGTGCGCCTACGGGTCGTGCTTCTGCAAGAATGAGAGAAGCTACGGAGCATCCCGCATCCACGATTCAGTCGGCATATTATTCCATGCATGGGGACTGTGAAGCAAGCATCATTGTGGTGGATGAGTTCTCGATGTGCAATCTGGAAACGGCGCACATGGTATTTGAACTCGCTTCACACGGCTGCAAACTCGTTATTGTAGGTGACCCGGACCAGCTTCCTGCCATTGGTGCCGGTAATGTGCTGCGTGACCTTATCCAGAGCGGGGTCGTTAATGTATGTAAGCTGTCTTCCTGCCACCGCAATGTAGGGTCTATTGTAGAGAACGCTATTCATATCAATACCGGTGAAACGACAGAGACCTTCAAGCAGGATGAACAGTTTGCATTGATTCCCGTAAAGGGTAAAGAGATGCGGAACATTGCATTGAGCAACTATTTCGCGTATGTAGAGAAGTACGGCGAACAGGTCACGGAAAAGAACGCCGATACCGCAGAGGTATATGAGGAAGGTATCAAGCAGGTATGTCTTCTGACTCCGACCAAGAAAAAGGGATGCGGGTCACTTTCGGCAACTGATATGAACCTTCTGATTCGTGATGAACTCAATCCTGCCACCGATGCGAACAGCTGGTTCTTCTCCAATTTTAAGAAGAAGGCTAAACCTGAACAGGGATTCGAGTACCGGCTCGGCGACCGCGTGATGCTCTGCAAGAACCACAAGAACAGTTTCGTCAATGGTGATATGGGTTTCATCGTTGATTATCAGGAAAAGGCACTTGACCCGAATACAAGCGGTACAATTCACCACGCTTATACAATTCGTTTTGATAACCCGTGCGATGTAGAGGGGCGCGTCTATACGATGCTGGTAAGCAGAAAGACTTTACAGTCGGAATTCTCGCTCGCATACGCTATGACGGTGCATAAATCTCAGGGCTCTGAGTTTAAGGCTGTCGTGATTGGTTTGGAAAAAAGCTGGTCACGGCTATTACAGAGAAACCTTTTATATACTGCTGTTACGAGAGCCAAGAAGGAATGCAGGATTATCGGTGAGATGAAGACAGTCGATGAGGCTATTCTCACGAACGACATCGAGTACCGCAATACTCTGCTGGAAAGCAGACTCACGCATTTCGACAGAGAACGGTATGAGACCATTCATAGACGGAATGTAGAGGACGATGACTCTGATTGGAGGGACGATGATGACTGAGACTATGCAGTTGACAGATATCGGAATTACGCCGCGTAAAGCATCTCAGTTTGCTGCGAAAGGTATCTGTACTGTACGGAACCTGCTCATGTTCTATCCTACCAAATACCTCGATTTCAGAAACCCTATCAGCCTCGCGGATGGAAAGCAGTATGCGGGACAGCATGTAGCGGTCAGGGGACAGGTAGTTAGTACCAGAGTCATTAACGGAAAGCACTTCATGCTCCGTCTCTCGGACGGCAATAACTTTTGCTCGGTGTTCTGGTTCAATCAGTCGTACCGTGCCAGACAGTTTAGTGTCGGGCAGATGCTGGCAGTAGGCGGTATAGCGAGCTGGAGCGATGAGTATAAGAGTCTGACGATATCGGCACCGGATTTCGTGTCGTGCGATTTACAGACAGCGTTCTGCATCAAGCCGATATACCGGAAAATCAAGGGCATGTCGGACGAATATCTTCTTGATGCGATTGCACTGGCATTACCCTATATCCGTAAATGTGTCTCGGACCCTCTTACTGAGGAGCAGAGAAACGCACTGAGAGTTCCGGAACTTGCCCGTTGTGTGCGGATGGCACATGCGCCGCAGGACGAGACCGATATCATGCTTTCAAGACGCCGCCGAGCCGTGGATGTATTGTATCCGTTCTGCTACGGTCTGGAAGTAAAGAAGGCAGAAGCGGCAAAAGTATCTCCGTTTAGAATCAAAGACGCAGCGGCTGTCGTCAAGAAAGCCAAGAACGAATTGCCGTTTGAATTGACGGAAGACCAGAATAAGGCAGTGCGCCATGTTCTGGAAGAGATGCAACTGGGAAACCGTGTGGATGCACTCGTTCAGGGTGATGTCGGTTGCGGCAAAACTGTCGTAGCGCAAATCGCAGCACTCGGTATGGCTATGAACGGATATCAGTGTGCGGTAATGTGTCCGACGCTGGTACTGGCCGGACAGCACTATGATGATTTCACGAATTTCCTCGCTAAGTTCGGGTACACTGCCGTGTTCCTGCACGGCGGCATGAAAGTCCGGGAAGAGAAGGCAGCGCTCGCGAAAATTGCTTCGGGCGAAGCGAATGTTGTGGTAGGTACACATTCTATCTTTTCCGATAAGGTCAAGTTCAAGAAACTTGGTCTTACGATTGTGGACGAGGAGCACCGATTCGGCGTAGAGCAGCGTGAGGGTCTTAAGCTGAAAGCAAAGGAAGGCGTTCATAATATCAGTATGAGCGCTACACCTATCCCGAGAACGCTGGCAACTACGCTGTACGGGGAAGGCACTGAAATCGTCAACATCCATACGATGCCTGCCGGGCGCAAACCCGTCAAGACTATTGTCTGGTCGAACGAGAATACCTGCATGGAATCCGTATATAAGCAAATCAAGCAAGGGCATCAGTGCTATGTTATCTGCCCGCTGATTGAGGATTCCGACTCCGATACTTTGGCGGGCGTAGAGTCGGTCGAAACGACCGCACAGAATCTCAAAGCCTGGTTCGCAAAATATCCTGGTGTTCGCATCGAGGCTATCTCCGGGGACATGAAAGCTAAGGATGTGCAGGCTGGCATCGATAAGTTCGCAGCAGGCAGCGCCGATATCCTAATTTCTACAACGATTGTAGAGGTCGGTGTCAATGTTCCGAACTCGACCGTAATCGTCATCAAAAACGCCGAGCGGTTCGGATTGGCACAGCTGCATCAGCTTCGCGGTCGTGTCGGGCGCAGCAGCTTTCAGAGTTATTGCGTACTCCTTTCTCAGGACAAGGAAAACGAACGCCTTCAAACGATGGCAGCGACAACGGACGGCTTCAAGATTGCAGAGAAAGACCTTGAACTGCGCGGCACCGGACAGATTCTCGGTGTGAAACAGAGCGGAAAAGATATGTACATGGAAACGATGCTGAAATATCCGAAGCTGTATAAAGAAATCCGGACTCAGGCTTCTAAGGATGTTTTGCTCGCCGCGAAAAAATCTTGACCGTGCTTGCGAATGGCAGATAATAAGGATAGGACATACCATAAATTTGGCATTACCGGTTGGTGATGCCAAGTTTTTCAGGTAAAGCCATGGTTGTATTAAATACACATTATTTATCGGAGGAAGAATATGCAATTCTTTAATACGAAGAAACCGGCAGCAGATACCGCTGCGCTGGATGCCGCAGAGGAACATAAGCAGAGTATCGGTGACCAAGTGATGGAAGCATTGGGTGTCGGGGATGGTGCCGAGGAACAGATGCATCCTGAGGAAAACACCGAAATCATGATGCCGAAGAAAAATCAGAGTCAGCTGGCGGCTGAGGAGATGATGAAGCAGCATGAGAGCATCTGCGTGATTTCCCCGGATGCCGTCATCAAGGGCGGTATCGAAGTGAAGGACGCCGTCATGGTAGCGGGGCGCGTGATGGGTGATATCGTGGCAACTACCGTCACCTGTGTCGGAGAGCATTGCTACATTGAGGGCAATGTGAAATGTGCCGAGTTGCAGATGCACGGCGGCAAAATCAAGGGTAACATTGAGGCGGATACGAAGGCTGTCGTCAATGGTGCCATCGAAGGCAATATCACCTGTAAGGAAGATGTGTTCGGGGAACATGCAGCGGTCATCGGTGAGTATATCCGTTGCGAGGTCCTGACTGTCGAGCCGGGTGCCAGAATCGCTGCAAAAATCGAGATGGCAAAGACCGGCGACAAGGAAGAGCGTGAAGCAGAAAAGCCTCCGGTACACTACGGTGTTCCGGTCACGGATGCCGACAAGCCGGGTGATAAGAATTACCCGAAAATCGAGAAACACATGGATAAGCCTAAGAGCGACGATAACAAAGCAAAGCACTAAGCGGCTTTGCAACAAGAGGTAGATAACAGTCAATAACCCACGACTAAAGTCGCGGGCTTGCTCCGGCAAGTCTGCACTTTAGAAGTGTCCGCAAGGATATGTTGACTACCCTTTGCACATTAAGTTGTGCCCCGTTATAAGCGAATAGACAGTTACCGTACGGTGTAAATCCTAGCCGTGCGCTCTAAGACAACAACACATCATGTAAAGCTGAGGCAAAGCCGACAGGTGTGGCTGTATCAAGCCGTTTATAACCTTGGGGAAGGATTTTTACCCTCTTCGGAGGAGAGAGCAGCTTTTTATTAGCTGCCAATTTATCGAAAGGAGCATGGCATCATGCAATATGTGTATGTACTTAACAAGCACGGCGAGCCTTTGATGCCGTGCTCATCCGGAAAGGCTCGTCTATTGTTAAAACAGCAAAAAGCATGCGTTGTAAAACGTACGCCGTTCACTATCAAACTTCTGTTCGGAAGTACAGGATACAAACAGCCCATCACTCTTGGTGTTGATGCTGGCAGCAAGCATGTCGGCTTGTCTGCATCTACAGAAAAGCGCGAACTCTACTGTGAAGAGTTTACTCCTCGCAATGATGTGGTAGATTTGCTTTCCACCCGCAAACAGAACCGTCGTTCAAGACGCAACCGCAAGACCCGTTACCGTGCGCCGAGATTTGATAACCGCGTTCACAGCAAGCATAAAGGATGGCTCGCTCCTTCAGTAGAAGTAAAGATTCAGGAGCATATTACCGTTATCAAACGTATCTGCCGAATTTTGCCTATCTCTCTTGTAAGAGTGGAAACCGCAGAATTTGACACACAACGCCTGAAAGCAATGCTTGAAGGAAAGCCTCTGCCTGTAGGGACGGACTATCAGCTTGGCGAGATGTACGACGAATACAATGTCCGTCAGTATGTCTTAAAGCGTGACCACTACACTTGCCAGTGTTGTGGAGCACATACCACTACGAAGAAAACAGTCAAGCTGCATGTACATCATCTCGAAAGTCGTAAAGTAGGCGGTAATGCGCCAAGTAATCTTATTACTTTGTGTACTACTTGCCATGATGCGCTTCACAAGGGAAAAGTATCCCTTGATGGTAAGGAGCGCGGCAAGCCGCTGCGAGATGCCGCCTTTATGGGCATTATGCGCAAAACCTTAATGTCTCGATTGCGCGATGAACTGTCTATTCCTGTCCAAGGAACCTATGGTTATATCACCAAAATACGGCGAGAGCAAAACGACATAAAGAAAAGCCATGTAAACGATGCCCGTTGTATTAGCAAGCATCCACTTGCTGAACCTTGCAGTGTTTGCTATCGCACAAAAGCGATAAGACACCACAATCGTCAAATCCATAAAGCGAACTTCTCAAAAGGTAGCATTCGGAAAAGAAGCCAAATGCCTTATGTTGTCGAAGGGTATCGTCTTTGGGATAAGGTTCTCTACAAGGGACAAGAGTGCTTCGTTTCCGGTCGTCGTGCATCGGGAAGTTTTACCCTCAAAAAGCTAGACGGCACGCGTATTTCCAAAGGTGTAACATTTAAAAAATTGCGGCTATTAGAGCCTGCAACAAATTATCTAATAGAAAGGATGTGAACGGGCAATTCCTCCCACGACTAAAGTCGCGGGACTCCTTGCCCTGATTTTTGAATAAGCTGAAAGCTATCTGGAAAATTGAAGAACTGCGAGGAAAAATCCTCGTAACGCTTCTTCTGCTCCTGGCGTTCCGGCTCGGCTGCTGCCTTCCGGTTCCGTTCGTGTCGAATACCGCTCTGGATGCGATGTTCTCGAACAACAGCATCTTCGGGTACATGAACATGCTCTCCGGCGGTGCGCTTTCGAGAAGTGCGTTCTTTGCGCTCGGCGTGAGCCCGTATATCAACGCATCCATCATCACGCAACTGTTGTGTGTGGCGCTTCCCAGCTGGGAAGCCTTGCAGAAAGAAACGACCGGCAAGGATAAACTGGATGAATACACGAAGCGAATCGCCCTTGCGATGGCAGTCGTGATGAGTGTCGGGTACTATTTCGTTCTCCGCAATTACGGTGCCTTGAAGTACACGGCTGGTAAGAGCGGTATCTTTGCAGCCATTGTCATCATCGCAACCTTCCTCGCCGGGTCTCAGATTTCCGTCTGGCTGGGCGGACGAATCGATGAATACGGTATCGGAAACGGTGTTTCACTTCTGATTTTTGCCGGTATCGTATCACGGTGGAGCGATATCAATTCTATCGTTACGAATGTCATCGGCAAGGTCAAGGCGGGAGAATGGCTCTATTCTCTCATTGGGATTCTGACAGCAGTCGCAATGCTTGCGGCAGTGTGGTTCGTGACCTACAGTGATGGTGCAGAGCGCAGAGTGCCGGTCCAGTACGCAGCCAGAACGCAGCGGGTACGTCCGGCAGCATCCTATATTCCCATCAAGCTGCTGATGAGCGGCGTTATGCCTATCATCTTCGCTGGCGTTATCATGAGCCTTCCCGCAACGCTGGACATGTTCATTGACGCCACGAAGCATCAGAGACTGCACGCGGTATTGTCGGTGTTCACGACCGAGAGTTGGCTGTATTGCCTTCTGTATGTATTGCTGATTGCAGCGTTCAACTTCTTCTATATCGAGATTCAGTTTGATGCCGTATCGATGGCGGGAAGTCTTCGCAAGCAGGGCGGCACGATTCCCGGTATTCGTCCGGGAACGCCTACTACGGATATGCTCAATAAGGCGCTTCATCGTATGGCACTTACCGGTTCTTTCTATCTGGCAGCGATTGCTTTGACGCCTATGGTGTTCAGCGCCATGAGCGGGGTGCGGATTTCTTTCGGCGGAACCAGTCTTATGATTCTGACAGGTGTGGCTCTCGAGGTTGTGAGAAGCATCGAGGGATACATGACGGTTCGGCACCATAAGGGATTTTTGGAATAAGGAGAACGGCATGAGCATTTTCGAGTTTATTATCGGTCTTTTGATTCTGGTAGCGAGTCTCTTGGCAAGTACATTCTGCTACTTTGTGAAGAACGAAAAGAGTGGTGTGAATGCGGCGATTGGCGGTGCGAGTGATTTCATGGCTACGCGCCGGAATAAAGATAACGGCAAACTGAATAAGGTCATGGCAGTATCGGCATCGGTTATTGCGGTGCTGATTCTCGCCTTGACCGTATACGGCGCTCGCTTCTAAAGGGGGACAGTGATGGAAAAAGCTAAAGAGAAAATCAAGGTTCGGGACATTCCTGCAAAGGTCTTGAATCTGATTCATCCGTCGAACGTGACCTGGCTGAGTGGTGCCGAAACTACGAAACGGACCGGCGTGATTCTGGCTGTGGTTGCGGCAACCTCTCTGTTCATGGTAGCGGCTGATACACTGTTCGGTGCGCTGCTGAAACTGATTGTATGAGGTCAATAACCCACGACTGAAGTCGCGGGCTTGTGGAAACACGAGTCTGTGATTTCAGTTGTGCCCGAAAGGGTGTGTTGACTACCCTATGCGCATTAAGTTGCGCCCCGTTATAAGCGAATAGATAGTTACCGTGTAGCGTCAATCCTAACTGCCCGCTCTAAAGCAACACATCAAAGAAATCTGAGGTAAAGACAACAGGTGTGGCTGCATTAAACCGCTTATGACATTGGGGAAGGATTCCAACTCCTCTTCGGAGGAGAGGACAGCTTATCATTAGTTGTCACACAAATAGAAAGGAGCATGGTGTCATGCAATATGTGTATGTGCTTAATAAACACGGCGAGCCTTTGATGCCGTGTTCCCCACGCAAGGCTCGCTTATTGTTAAAGCAGAAAAAAGCATGCGTTATAAAACGCACACCGTTTACAGTCAAACTCCTGCATGGAAGTGCAGGATACAAACAACCTGTTACTTTGGGCGTAGATGCAGGCAGTAAGCATATCGGCATATCTGCTACTACTGAAAAGCACGAACTCTATCGCGAAGAAGCAACTCCACGCAATGATGTGGTTGATTTGCTTTCTGCACGACGTGCTTTCAGACGCAGCAGACGAAACCGCAAAACCCGCTATCGAGCGCCGCGTTTCAACAACAGAGTACATAGCAAACATAAAGGCTGGTTAGCACCATCGGTAGAAGTTAAGATTCAGGAACATATTACGCTCATCAAGCACGTGTTCCGTATCCTGCCTGTTACGCTCGTTAGAGTGGAAACGGCAGAGTTTGATACACAGCGCTTGAAAGCGATGCTGGAAGGTAAGCCTCTTCCGGTAGGCACAGACTACCAGCTTGGTGAAATGTATGACGAATATAATGTACGTCAATATGTACTAAAACGTGATAATTACACTTGTCAGTGCTGTGGAGCACATTCTACGAAGACTAAAGGTGTAAAGCTACATGTGCATCACATAGAGACCCGTAGAACAGGCGGCAATGCTCCCAACAATCTTATCACTCTTTGTAAGGCTTGCCATAAAGCACTTCACGCCGAAAAGGTAACGCTTGACGGCAAAAAGCGGGGCAAGCCTCTCAAAGATGCAGCTTTTATGGGTATTATGCGCAAAACACTTATGGAGCGCCTGCGTAAAGAGTTAAAAATTCCTGTACAAGGAACTTATGGTTACATAACCAAGTACTTGCGCGAAAAGAATGGTATCCCTAAAAGCCACACCAACGATGCACGCTGCATTAGCAAAAATCCATTGGCTATACCTTGTGATACTTGCTACTACACAAAAGCGGTGCGTCACCATAACAGACAACTGCATAAAGCAACTATCCTGAAAGGCGGCATACGCAAGGCTAATCAAGCGCCGTACATCGTAAAAGGCTATCGGCTTTGGGACAAAGTAGCCTACAACGGCACAGAATGCTTTATTACAGGCAGACGCACTTCTGGATACTTTGCTCTAAAGAAGCTGGACGGTACTGTTGCTTCTAACAGTATATCTTACAAAATATTGCGGCTATTAGAAGCTGCAACAAATTACATTATAGAAAGGAAGTGAAGGGGCAATTCTTCCCATGACTAAAGTCACGGGTATCCTTGCCCCACTTAATGAAGAATGGAAGCAAAGCCACCTGTATTGCTTATCATGGTGTCAACAACATCACGGTAAAGTTCGAAGACGGATTTGTTTTGTATCATGCTCGCTGGAACCAATTTGTCCGTGGTGCCCTTCACCACAACCAGAAAAACATCAACGAATAACAGAAAAGCCATCTGACACACAGTTGGCTTTTTTGTTTGGAAAAATCAGAAATTAGTGTTGACAGCGCTTGCGAACGGCATAGAATAATAATCGTACCAAAGATACCAGTATCATTACCTGTATAGGTAGTGCAACAATAGCCATATTCACAATCCTCTTTTCTTGAAAAGGACAGACACTCGTCATGGGTGTCTGTCCTTTTTCTTTTGGAGGTTTTTGCGGACTATCTGTCTGTTTTTGGTCATGCGGGAACATTCCTGCATCGTAGTACACCACGATACGGTGATTATAATAGATTTCCTGCCTAAAAAGCGGGACGTACACGCTGCGTTAATGCGAAAATCGTTGTTTTGCTGCAAATACAGCAAAGCATCCTTTATACATATCCCAGCCGCGAACGCCGCGTTAGAGCATCTTTTATACATGTTCCAGCCGTGGGTACAACGATAAAGTGCGTTAGCATAAAACGAATATCAATCAAAAAAGGAGAATTATCATGACAAATTTCAAGAAGATATTTTAGCAAGTAAGCGCTTTTTTCAGCAATCATAAGATGCTACGTCGTCTTCTCTAGCTGCTGTTAAAACGCGTGATACTTGCGCTCATCGAACAAATCCCAGTCCCCGTAATTATCGTGATTGTAATTGCGATACTTGCGATAGCAATCTTTTACGCTTGTCTGCTTCCTGTAATAACAGACAAACACACAAACAAATAACAATAACCCCCTATCTTGGGGCTCTACCTGCTGTGGAGATGATTTCAAGAGCAGCACGTTGACCCCACGATACGGGGTATACTATGAAGGCACATATTCTCAATGTTGGTATTACCAAGAACTACTTCAATGCCGTTTCCAACCAGTTTCTCCCGATGCACAGCGCCGCTTGCGAGCCCATGGACAACATCCTGTCGAACAGCACCGGCCCTGTAAACGCTCTGGTTGCGTTCGTACCAGGCTCCGAGAAGGACCTAATCGGCATGGTTACTGCCGACTGGGGCAACGGTATGGACATCAACGAGGTGAGCGAAAGCCTGCAGTTTGGCTCTCGTCACACCGATGAGGGTCCTCTGTGCATCCACGGCGTAGGTCTCAACAACTTCCTGCTGGTCGCTACCCGGAACAAGTATCCGTGGTTCATCGCCACCAAGAAGCCGGAAGAGGATTCCTACCACCTCGTTGACGGCCCCTTCGACACCAAGATGAAGATTGTTGAACAGCAGGATATCCCTCTTGCCGACATCGTCATGCGTGATGCCTACAAGCCTCTCGGCGCTCCCTCCACCATCATCTATGTGGAGATGGACAAGAGCACCGCAAGCACTATGCTGACCCAGAATGGCAGCTGCGCTCCGAGCAAGGTTTCCAGCCTCAATGTGCTGCGCCGTTCCATTGCGGAGCATTTCGGCGTCAAGTATCGCAACTACCTCAAGCCCGATGATTCCGGTGCCGCTCCCGCCCGTATCCTGATTCCCGACTATCAGATGGCGAACGGCAAGACTTGCGATGTTTTCGTCAAGCCTATCTTCCAGCGCTACAAGGCTGTGACCGGGACGCATCATCTGAGCGTGAACTACAATGGTCACGATATCCCTGTTTCCGTTGAGGTCGGTCTGCTCAACGCAGCCGCTACTCAGACTCGTGCAGTGACCGGTGGTTACGCCCTGAAGCACTATTATCAGGGAAATATGAGCACCCAGGGTGTGGATATCCAGCTCGGCGACCGCGTTATCGCTACCGCACAGTTGGATACCATCTGGGACCGTGCTCGTCATCCTTCCTTCAACCTGTTCACCGGCACCATCGCCATCGATATCTCTGACCTGCCGCGTGGGTTCCTGAACACCCTCGCAAACAAGTCCAACATCGATTTGAGCGATGAGGGCTGGCGTGCCATCTTCGATGCTGTAAAGGATGCTGTTCCTGTCGTGGAAGACAAGACCTGCCCCCTCGAGGAGTACGCCAAGCAGTTTGCTGAGCGTATCATGAACAACACCGGCAACAAGGTCAAGCTCCAGTTCCCTGTATATGCGAACCGCACTCGCATCGATGTCCTTGAATACATCGACGAGAACCACTGCAACATCTATGATTTCATGAGCACTGCTGCTAACATGAAGTCCGTTGCTGAACTGCGCACGCATTGGGACGGTATGGTCTCTCAGGGTTGCCAGCCGGTTTCCGCTACGATGTTCACCACCAGTCGCGGTCCGATGCTCAGCCACACCTGTGAGGAACTGAACAGCCTTATCCAGTCCATGCCTGATGACAAGATGAAGGCGGCTCTCAAGGTTGCGAAGGGTGATGTTGCGAAACTGCCTCACTACAACCTCGAAATCGTGGTAGACAAGAACCTGCCTCGCTAATCACACCAATACACTTAGCCGTTGCCCTTTGGGGTGGCGGCTTTTTTTGTTGTCATCTGACAAACAAAATGGTTCCTGTCCCTCACAATATAATGCGAGGTATAGCATTTTGTGCAAATACGTGCTATAATTGTCATAAAAAGGGAGGAACCAGTATGGTTGAAAACAATAATAACAATGGTAAAAAGAGAAATGACATCTTCACCAAAATCAACGATACTATATCCACTTTTCTTGATGGCTACCCGCCTGCCGTTCAGACCGCTGCAAAAGTCATCGTCTTTGGCGGTATGTTCCTGCTCGTCATTGGTATTCTCCATCTCATTTCGCCTATTATCGTAACGGTTGTTGGCAATCTTCTGAGTCTCATCTTCACCTACGGCATTTTGGCACTTATCGTCATTTATATCGTGTACAGAGCCAAACTCACCATGACACGCGATGAAAACTCCTTTCTGCTGAACGAACGCTTGAAGTATCAGAAGAAGGAGTACGAGGAACGCGAGCGCAAAAGAGCAGAACAAAACAAAAAACAGTAAAATTCAATAGCATTTTCGCTGTCCAGCTTCGGTTGGGCAGCTTTTTCTTTTTATAACGATATTTTCCTGTTGCCAATACTTGCGAATCGCATAAAATTAAACTCGTAGGAAGGATGTGGTTGCTTTGAAGCTTTTAGAATCCGTATTAGGGAAGGTGGCTACCATCGGAATGGCTGGCTATCTCTTTGGCTGGCTTTGCTTTATTGCCTGCGTCATCTGCACGCTCGCAAAAGCTGCACAGTGGCGCGATGTGGCCGGTTATTGCGCGTTTCTTCTCGGAGGCAGTTCGATGCTCATTGCCGTTGGCTTTTTGGGGCTTGCGGTCATTGGTCATATTCAGCACAAACGATATGTAAAAGGAGGCAAAGCACTGCCTAAATAATAAGACAGTGCAAAAACAGTATGCAACACAAGAAAATTCTATTCGCCGCAGCTGTCATGATGGCATCCGCAGTGATGTTTACCGGCTGTGCATCTCAGGAGATTCAGGACCGGAAAGCGGCTTCTGAGGCAGCGGCTATCGCCGCCGCACAGCCCACTGCCACACCGGCACCGACTCCTGCACCTACGCCAGAGCCCATCAATGCATGGTCATTGCTTGACAATCTTCCAGAGTTCGCTGTAGGAACTCTGGATAAGCCCGATATGACATGGACGGATGGGTTGCCTTTGGGTGTAAATCCTCTGACCTATGAGGATGGCGCATTCGTTTCAGGACTCTATTCCTCTGCGTCCGGCAGCTCTACACAAATCAAGAACGTGTCCGTGAAGGATTTGAACGAGATGCCAATTTCCGGATACCTGAAATTGTCCGTTCTGGAAACGGGGGAAACGGTCATCGACAGTATTGAGGATGCCGTGACCGGAGAAGGTCTGGAAAAAGATATCTCGGATTTCTGTGTCTGTACCGAGGGTGAGAATGGGGAATCCGCCAACTACTACCAGATTGGCTTTAATGGTGGCCCGGTATCGAATGTCATGGACAGCACCACGGCTGCTGCAGACGGCATGACTATTGGGAACGCCTTTGAGAATGGGCTTTTCTATTCGACGATGAAGCCTTCCGCTCTGAAGGATTTTCCTGCTGACGGCACGCCCGAGGAGAAGTTCAACGCCCTCTATGCGGTATTCGGCACCCCGAATGGCCTTTATTGGAAGAACAGCCCGACCGGCACGCAGTATACTTCCTTTGATGAGTTCCGTGACGCGGAGTACAACAAAGAGACCGGTGCCAAGTCCTTCTACCTCGTCTGGAACTACGAGGACTGCACCGTTGTGGCATCCTGCAGCGACCAGTTTGACAGCGCCGATGTGAAGGGCACGGCTATCACCGATATCTATGAGTTCCCGGTATTGCAGGGCACCGAGTACATCAATGAAGCCAGCACTGATACTTTCTGGGGATATCTTGGCTACGGTGACGCGCCTGTCCGTCTGACGGGTCTGTATGCGACTATGCCCGGCGCACCTGCTGAGGACGCTGCCGCTGTTCCGGAATCTGAAACAGCAACCGAGTCCGGTGCTGCATCTGATGATGAAAACGCTGCGAATTCTGATGCAGCCGCGAGCGAGAGCACCGATTCTTCGTCTGAGGCTGTAAATTCTTCTGTCACTGTCCAATAATTTTCTCAGATTTCACCTTTAAGCCCTTGCGCGAATGTGCGAACCGCATACAATGAAAAATGTACGATGGATACCAACCGAAAGGTAATTCACACATTCACAGTTCTGAACCGTTAAGGCAGACTTTCCAGTCACATGGAGAGCCTGCCTTTTTGTTTTGGAATTTGATTGCAGGAGCCTTTCGGGGTATGCATCGTAAATTTATTTTTTAAGGAGTTTGTTCAAAATGGACGATAACGCTTACCTCGACACTATCAAAGACATTAACTGGGATACCTTCTACCAGCAGAAGATGGCGCTTGAAAGCCTTACCGATTACCTACACCGCAACAAGGAACAGGAAAACGGTATGTTTGGCAGAGCCGCTGCCTGGATGGAGGGTATCCTGACCATGATGGACGGGTTCACGGATGCTGCTGCAGACGAGAACGCGTTCAGTTATCCCGCCCGTGACGAAAATGACCGGCACCTAGATTCCCGATTCAACGATGTTCTTGACCAGTACCCGCAAGCTTTGGCTTGAGATTTCTGATTAAGGAGGAATTTCAAATGCGAATTCGGGAAGGGTGTATTTTAACCGCCACCAATAGCAGCGACGAAAGAGTCAAGTCTCTTATCGGCTGCAAAGGTGCCTTGCATGTCGTAAACGGCGAGCCTCTTCGGTTTGTCGTGGGGACAAATGAGAACGCTCGCTCTTTTACGACTGCCACGACAAAGCGCCTCGGCGTGATTGGCGTGAATATTTTCGTCTCAACCGTTACCGGGACCGAATACACATTCGAGTTCCGTTGATTTCACCAAATACGGCTGCTGTTCAAGAAGAGCAGCAGCCGCGTTTTTTGTTAAAGGAGTTGATTTTTTTGAATATCATTACTCGTGCTTCCGTAAAGGAGCGCATCCATGTCGAACAAATCATTCGCAGCCAGCCGCATATGCACAACAGCCGCCTTGTCGATATTGTTACCATCCCGGTTCGGAAATGTTTAGGGCTTTCAATGGATGTCTACAAACCAGTCGGAGAGGTCAAAGAACCACTACCCATCATCCTGGATGTTCATGGCGGGGGCTTGATTGCCGGCCGCAAAGAACAGAACAGGAATCTTGGTATCCAACTGGCAAGAAGAGGCTATATCGTTTTTATCCCCGATTACCGTCTGGTTCCCGAAACGGATATCTTCGGACAAATCTCGGATATTCTCGATGCGCTCGCAGTCATTGAAGCGAAAGCGGCAGAGTTCGGCGGCAACATCGAAAAGCTCTTCGTTACCGCAGACAGTGCCGGTGCTTTCTTGGCCTCTATGGCCGTTGCTTCGTTACACCATCCTACCGAGATGCAGCCGGTCATCCGCCGCCTTGAAAGGTATATCCCGCAAAAGGTTCAGGCTCTCCGCGTAACTGCCATGGGTTTTCAGAGTGGGATGTTCTACCTTTACAAAGGTCAGGTTGGATTGCTGGCGGACAACTACATGCAGAAGGGATGGCGCAAAGAGAAGTACGCTTCCTATATTCGTCCCGAATACTATTGCAAGCTGCTGCCGCCGTGCTTTCTTTGTTCCGGAAAAGGAGATTTCCTGAAAGGACAGACAAAACGTTATGTGAAGCTGCTGAAAACCAACCACCAGTACCATCAATTCGTATTCTGCAATGTAAAAGAAGCCGACCACGCTTTTGCCGCACTTCATCCGGAAACGGCATGGGGGCAGATGGCAAACGATGAGATGCTGGCGTTCTTTTACCGCTGCGCACGATAAGCTAAGGAGAAATCATGGCACACAATAAAATTATCGACTCTGTGAAGAAACATGGTCAAGTAGCCATCAAAGACCTCGATGAGTTCCTTCGCTTCGTTATCAACGAATCCGATATGCGGACATATGATGACAACTATATCAGTATTCTCATTCCCATGAAGTTTGACATCGATAAGGTGTTTGGACTCGATGTCTGCAAAAGAAGTGATGACGACTATGTAATTTTGTATTCATGCTGGTATCCGAACAAGGATGTTTTCGGCAGACAATTTGAAATGCGGCTGTACCACTACGACAACTCTAACGACGATGACGACCTCGGACTCGATATTGTTATGACGCAGAGTCAGTACGATGCAGTCCTGCAGAGATTCGAGGAGCAGTACAAAAAGGCTTACGGAGTTGCCATTGAAAGAGGCTGGGAAAACTCTCTTTTTGACTGCTGCGAGAACGAGGAGGAAGAAATTTGAATATCAACCGTTACGCACTTTGCAAGGAGCGCTCCTTGCAGAAAATCATAAGCAAGCAACCGAAACCCAATACCACCGCAATCGGAGTTTGCAGCGAGACGCAGGTCACACATCACATCATCACGAAAAGAAGTGATGAGTGCTTGCCCATCTCTGCGTATGTTCCGAAGCACAAGGAAGGCGACGGCAAGAAATTCCCTGTCATCATCGACATCTACGGCGGCGATTTCGTTGCAGGACGCAGTGCCCTGAACCGGAATTTCGGAACGTGGTGTGCGGAGCATGGCTATCTAACCTTTATTCCGGAATACACCCCGGTTCCCGAAACGAATCTGTTCGGGCAGCTCGGCGACCTTTTGAAGGCGTTCGTTGTCATCCACCGCTGTGCAGAACGGTATGGCGCAGATATGTCCAGAATGTATCTGGTAGGTGACGGTGCAGGTGCTGCACTGGCTTGCCTCGTATACGCTCTTCTCTGGAACCCTGTATCCATGCAGCATCTCGAAGATGAACTTCCGTTTGATGTACCGCAGGAAGCAAAACTTTCGTTCAAGGCTGTCTGTTTGCAGAATGGTATTCTTGACCTTTCCAGCAGAAAGATGAACGCTATCGCGCCTTATCTCATCGAAAAGGATTGGAAGAAGACCAGCTACGCCGAATGCCTGTCGCCTAAGACTTACGCCAAGATGCTGCCTCCGTGTTTTCTCGTCATGAGCATCACTGATGCTCATAAGCATGACACGAATCAGCTGGCTTGGCAGTTAAAGTTGAAGGGTACGAGGTATTCGGTACATTCCGCAAACAATCTCTTTGCGAAAGAAAGCTTTGCTGCACGGCATCCCGAAACTCGGTATGCGCAGGCAGCTAATACGGCTATGCTTGCATTTTTCGAAAATAAATAACACCAAAAAAAGGAGAAATCACAATGGCTAATTATCACAAAAGGAACAGCATCCGTGCGGTCCAGTGGGACCCCGAAAACGCGCAGAGCTTCGAGGACATCAAGAAGCTGATTGCCGAAAATCCCGGTATTGGCTGGAAGATAGATACCATTCTACTAAGGCGCTGACTGCGCTCGTACACTTCACAATTTCGCTTAACGGCGGACTTGCTCTTTTCCGGGGGCAGGTCCGCTTTTTGCGTCCGAAAAAGAAAAATGAAAAGAGTAAAAGGAGATAACCTATGAGTACGCATAGTTATATCGGTGTCATTGAAGAAGATGGTACGCTGAAATATGTCTACTGCCATTCCGATGGCTACCCGTCCTATCTCGGTCGAATGCTGCTTACCTATTACAACACCCCGGAACTTGCCACAGGGCTTGTGAACCTCGGTGATTTGTCAATGGTGCGGTCAATGGTGCGTAAGCGCCTCGTCCCTGACAAGGGAGAATACCACACATTCAAGAAACCTGTCCGCGAAGGTCCGAAGGGTGGTATCACCACCGCTTATCATCGTGACCGGAAAGAACGTTTCCACATCAACAAGACCGTTATTGGCAGGTCGGATATCAGCACGAATGCTAAAAAGGTGTTTTTGGATATCGCCAAGAGCGACTATATTCCCTATGCATATCTGTATGATATCGCTGAAAAACAATGGTTTGCCTGTGATACCTGTCAGGATTGCGGATTTGCGTTATTGAACGAGAATTACCTGCAAACCCATGTCTGAACCTTGCGCAGTGCTGCAAAGTAGGTATAATTAGCAAATAAAGCGAAACACCGAGCCGATTCGGTTCATCTTGTTAAAAAAGTAGTCGGTGTTTTATTGACACCACTTGCGAACCGCATATTATAAAAGTGTACGATAGATAACATCTATATTAGGCGCAGCCATTGCGCTCGTACACTTCACAATTTCGCTTGAAGAGCGGACTTCCCACATCGGGAGGTCCGCTCTTTTTGTGTTAAGAATGCAGTCAATATTATCAAAAACCAGCTTACGCTGGAGAAGGAGAGCTAAGCCTTATGTTTTTAGACACAATTTATGAAGAAGATTTCCACAATTTTCTCAAAAACCCCACTGATTTCACACTTTCCGGAGTCGTTATGAACGAAAATGAAAAAGGATATTATTATCGTTTCGTTCGTGTCCCAATGGCCGATGGCGAGCATAGTGTCGAGGCATTATTTGGGCAAATGTGCAGTAACTATCCCACCAGCATGAGCAAAGACCATTTTTCTGAACAGCATAACCTTGAGTTTATGGCTTATGTTGTGGGCCACGAAAAGACCTATGCTGAAAGCTATGAGTTCCTGCGATTGTTTGATGTCACCTCTGCTTACACCGGTCCCCATTCCGCAATGGGTGAGATGACGAAAACACTGTGGGATTATCTGGAGCAGAAAACAATTCTCGACCCTGACTATCTGAACACGCCCGAATTGCAGAACGAGGCTTATGAAAACGCTGCCAAACAGTATGTCCTGCAAAAGAAAGACACCGCATTTGAAGAAAGCCTTCGTGAATTCTTTGAGCACATTGATGACACCGCAACCATCGAGTTTTTCGCTAATCCTACCGGATGGGCGGAAAGGGTAGTCAATGTCCTCGATAAGAATCTCACTTCTCGTGATGGCACACCTTTCAGCAAAAGCATCGGGAAAAAATTCGTTGCCGTCCAACATCTCACCCAATTAAAGATGCTGGAGTTCCAGTCTAAGCCACATTGTTGGGAAAGTGAGTGCCGTAGTTTGTTTGTTGCGACTGCAAAAGCAAAAAACATTCGGCTCGTTATTGAAGCCAATGGGAAAGAAATGCAGGTGCAATATCCCGTTTCCAACCTGATTACTTCTGAAACGATTAAGAACAAGGTCATTTCTACATGGGCTATTGCACCGCGTAAGCTCTGCAATGATGTGGAAGAATTTCTTGCGGAGAACTGCGCTGACTACAGTAAATACCGGTCTGATATTCCCATGAAGGCTGTCTCTCGCATTGAAAGTGGACGCAAAGTTCTTTGGAAGAACCCTATTTTTGAGGAAACCAAAAAATAATTCCAATTCCAAAAAGGCCTTGCATTCGTATGCGGATGGGGTATAATGGTATACATACGATAGATACCATATCTACCACCAACCGTTTCTCAACCTGCTTAACTTCAAGCAGGCACGCCTTTTGACGTGTCTGCTTTTTGTTTTGCAGACAACGAAGGAGGTCCCACATGTACATCCGCAACTTGACCCCGCATAGCGTGACCGTGGCCGGCATCACCATCGAGCCCTCCGGCATAGTTGCTCGCGTCTCCGCAGCGACTGCAGATGCTGGCTCTGTGGACTTCAACGGGACCACTATCCCGCTGACGACCACCGTCTACGGCGAGGTGCAGAACCTTCCCGCCCAGCTCGACGACACTCTGCTCATCGTGAGCAGCCTCGTCGCCGCACGGTGCAAGGACCGTACCGACGTCTTCATCCCCAATGAGCCTATCCGTGACGCGGAAGGGCACATCGTGGGGTGCAAGAGCCTCGGTCGCGTCTAGCCGCACCACCCCTTAGGCAGCACTTGCCTCCTGAACGATACAGGTACTGCTGCTGGCGAACTGTCTAAACACTTGCAAGACTTATTCGTTTTCACCGGATGATTTGCAGCAAATTGTAAGACTGATGGCAAACGCCACGGACAGGTATATCTTCAGCGACACCGGCGATGATGCGCTACATGAGATTGTAACGAAATTTCCGGACATGTTCGTTTACGCTGATGAAGACAGGATTGCTCTGCGCAGCGAGTGGCAGCACGATGACAAGAAGCTGCCGATGGCGTATTTCGACTTTGGATACTCCGCCGCTGACATCGAGCAATTGTGCGCCGCAGCGAAAAAACACTGCACCACGCAAAATGAACAGTTGCCAAGTTGTGCGAACCGGGTAGAATAGGTATTGTACGATAGATAACATTCTATGCCTATTTCGGCCGTACAATTTACAGTTTTGTTTGTAAGCAAAGCAGACTCGTCATTTGATGAGCCTGCTTTTTTGTTTACAAGAAAGGAACAGCCATGAGAAAAATGTTCGAAATCAAATGCAAAATTCCTGTTGCGTTCTATGTCGAAGCAGAAACCGCTGATGAAGCAATCACTACCATTCGTCCTACGCTTTCGGGTAAAAGAATTCCGAGCCATACTAATGTCATCCAAGGAACTGCAATCCGTAGCCTCGACAATAACATAGCGTGCGAGTTCGATGCCGATAAGAAAGGAAAAAGCAATGAAACAATTTATTCTTGAAAACATTTACATGAGTGATATGTCCGCCCCGTCCGTTTGTTCTATTGACCGGTTCCCCACATTTGAATCGGCCATGGAAGAAGCTTACAAACAGTTCAAGGAAGAAGCAAAAACTTATCGCAAATCCTACGGAGCTGATAAAATCACCACCGAGGAATGCTATCGCGACCTCTACATCAAAGGTCCCGATTTCACGGATTGGTGGACAGCTGTTGAGGTCCCGACTACCGAGGAGGAGAACCAATGAGCACACCAAGCTTTATCGGAGTTCTTTACAAAGAAGGAATCATCAAGTTCGTCTATTGCCATTCTGATGGCTACCCGTCTTATCTTGGCAAGATGCTTCTTGAGCATTATAACACCCCGGAACTTGCAAAAGCGCTCGTTGACCTTGGAAGCCTTTCGATGGTTCGTGAGCGTCTTGCCCCGGACGAGGGAGAAACGCACAGATTTGATACACCTGTTCGTCACGGTCCTAAAGGCGGCGTAACAACTGCCTACCATCGGGACAGAGGCGATGACTTGGAAATCGACAGCGAAGTAGTCGATACTCCTGTTGTTCTGAAAAACGCTGAAACTCTGTTCCTGAACATCCTCAAAGAGGAAAACATCACCTATGGTTATCTGTACAATGTTGCAGATAAACTCTGGTATGCCGCTGATACGGTTCAAGACAACAGCTTCTTCGTTCTGAACGAAAACTTCATTAACGCTCACACTTAACCAAATAGAGAGGTTCCTTATGACCGATAACATCATTACGGCTCGGCTGTTCATCGACATGGACGGCACACTCGCAGCGTGGCAGCAAGCCGCGTGTTTTGAAGATTTACTGCAGGAGAACTATTTCCGGGACCTGCCTCCGTATCAGACGGTGGTGGATGCCGTAAGAATCCTTTGCAACGCGCATCCCGAACTTGATATCTATGCGCTATCCGCATTCATGCCGGAGAACCCTGCTTCGGTAGGGGAGAAATACGGATGGCTGGATGTGTATGTGCCGGAAATCGATGCTGCACATAGGATTTTCGTTCCTTGCGGAGAAAGCAAGGCTGCAGCAGCTGCCAATCGTCTAAAAATGCCATGCATTGACAAGTCTTTTGTCCTTCTGGATGACTACTCTGTCAACCTGCATGACTGGAAAGAGAAAGGCGGCAGCGGCATCAAACTGCGCAATGGTATCAATGGCAGCATCGGGACCTGGAAAGGCCCTTCCGTGAGCCGGTTCAACACCCCTGAAACACTCGCAACGCTCATCTGCCAAGCAGCAAAAATCAGAGCGAACGCAACTAAGGAAATTATCGAAATGCTCCGCGCCAAATATCCCAACGGCACTCGCGTCCGTCTTGTCAAAATGGATGATGTGCAAGCCCCGCCTATTGGCACGGAGGGGACGGTTGTCGGTGTTGACAGCATCGGTAATCTTCTCATGCACTGGGACAATGGTTCCGGACTGAATGTTGTATATGGCGCAGATGAGGTTGAAAAAATCTAATTCTGCCTTCCAACAAAAAGGAGAAAGAAAATGAGTAAACTGACCAACACTATTCGCACCGAAGTTGACGAGGACTATTTCATGGATATAGCGGATTTTCGCGATTACGCCCGCAGCATGATGTTTCCTGACCCTGTTGGCATTGACATGAGCGATGAGTTCAACGACATGGTTACAGAAGCCGTGAACAGTGGCAAAACGACTCTGGAAGATGCTTTTAAGAAGCTGGTCAAACGCGATAGCAAAGGCCGTATCGACTATTCTTACAGCGATGGGTTTGACGGTTTTCGATATGGTCAGGAGCTTTTGTGCTTCTGCGATACCGAAACTGCCGCCCAGCGCCTTGGCATCTGACACCTATACCACGAACCTGAAACCAGGCAAACAAAAAGGAGTTCCATACCATGAGTTACGGTTTTGACATGGGCTTTGCGCAGGCGAACAGTTTGCAGGAAGCCATGGCGATTGCGCTGGAATATACGCAATCTCAGATGACAGAAAAGAATATCAGGAAAACCATCAGGGATAATCTGTATTATATTCCTTCGGTTCGTACCGGGTACATTGCGGATGAGGAGAGCAAAAATCGCAGAGCCGATACGCTGGCAGATACCGCTGACCGGTATTGGCTTGAGGCATTGTTTACCTTCCGTTTTCTGTATTGGGAAGAGCACAAGCTGCTCGGTATCATCATGATGCCGCCTGAAAACGCAAGCGAGAAATGGCCGCTGAGTATATATTTTCAGAACTCCTGCGACCAGGATTATCCGTTTTTCGAATGGAAGGAAGGCAATATCCCGTTCTTTGCGAACGCCGCCGCAAAAGCCGAAAACTATACGGCGGAAGAAATCCGCGCAAAGTTCGACTACGAAATCGAAGATGAAAACCTCGAATATTATCGGCGCAATACTTGCTACAATGATATTTTTGAGGCACTCGCCCTCGAGCCGTGGCTGTACAACCATTGCACGGATGTGCCGTTCGTAACTTTCGCTTTGCAGGGGATTCAGAACGAAGCCGAGCGATACCGGTATCTACAATGGCTGAAAGCAGAAATCCAATAGCTGGTACTTGCCCCGATGTGCGAACCGCATAAAATAGTAATTGTACGATAGATACCATCCAAAGCACAATTTGTGTTCGTACAATTCACAATCTGCAAATAAGCGGACTTCTCGATTTTTGGGAGGTCCGCTTTTTGTTTTACTATGAAAGGAGTTTTTATGAGCAACCCAAAAAGACCAGTTTCTCCGGTCGAAGAGTTTATCAAGGCTTTCCATGAGATGAGCGCCAGGTACGGTCGCAGCGAACTCTGGTATGACTACATTGATATGCATGCCATTGCACTTGCGAACACCCGTGATTTGCGGTGCAGAGACACAAGAGAGGAACAGTACAATGCCATCGTCCAGAAATACGATGAGAAGACCGTACAGCAGTTTGCTGTGCTTACCGCCATCACAATGACCGCGCTCTTGGAAAAACCTGAGCAGGATTTTCTTGGCACCGTTTACCATAATCTCGGATTAAGCAAAAGCCAAGCAGGGCAGTTTTTCACGCCGTACAATGTCGGACAGATGATGGCACGCATAAACATGCCGGATTCTCTTGTTCTGGACAAGTCCCGTATCCTGCGGGTGAACGACCCGTGCTGTGGTGCCGGATGCCTGCTTCTGGCGGGGTACAATGTGATGCGCGAGCAGTTGGAATCCACTGACCCGGACTGGGACAAGTATGTTCTGTTTGTGGCACAAGACATTGACCCTCTGGTCTGCAAGATGTGCTACATCCAGATGTGCTGCATTGGCGTTCCGGGAGTTGTCGTAGCAGGCAACTCTCTGTTCCCGGACGCAGAACGGGAACCGACAGATTTTTGGTTCACGCACAAGTATTTTGCTTTGGACGAGAAAGCCTTCGAAAATGCATACCAACAAACAAAGGAGTGATACGAAATGCATATGGTCACCGAAACCTACCAGCTTCGCGATGGTGAGAAGCTGACTGAATTTTACAATGGCATCGACTGGGAGTCGCTGTTTGAGTTTGTCCGCCACTATTACGGCATCGGCGTGGAACAGATGCCTACAACATGTCTCAAACCCAATGGTCGTATCGAGGTGAATTGGCCGGAGAATCTGCGCGATAAGTGTGGTCTTTTCGGCCATACGTACCGCGAAGTATATCTGCAGACATTCTCGTCCTGCTGCTTCCACGACATCACCTACGACAAGGACATTGTCGATAAGTACCTCGCTCGTCCGGACTTTTATCGTTTGAATATTTCTTTGGAAAACGACTGCAACGGCACTTCTTCGGATGCTTATTTGCAGCTGACATTTTCGCTGAAACACATCGGATTTTCCGGAGGGTACAACTTCGCAAGCTTGTTCAGTGCTGAATACCGTAAAGATACAGGCTGGTTCGTTGTATCCGGAGAAGGCGAAGTCCTCATGGGAGCGAAGAAATAAAAAGTCGCCGCTCATCTTCGGATGGGCGGCATTTTTTACTTGCTAAAATGTGCGAACCGCCTAGAATGGTATTCGTACGATAGATACCATCTACTCAAGCACTTTTTGTGTTCGTACAATTCACAATCTGCAAATTAGCGGACTTCCCGAATTTTGGGAGGCCCGCCTTTTTGTTTGCAAACAAAAGGAGTAAAGAATTATGACCAAAACAACTACCCAAGCCGATGCACCGGTTCGGAAATGCACAAATGATGTGCTGTCCGTACCACGCGAAAGATTCCTCGATATTGCTTCCAAACTCGACAGCCTGGCTTTCGATGACGACCCCTATGAGTACCACGACAACGAAGGCGTGGAAAGCATCTCTGACATCGCAGACAATCTTCTGAACCCCACTTATCGCAAGGCGATTATCAAAGCTTTGCAGGATAAGCAGGAATACTACGCCGAGGATGAATTTGATGACGCAAATATAGCAGAAAGAGCCAAGGACATTCTTGACAACCTTGCTGAAATCTTCGGTTCCGATGAGCAGGAAGATTAAAAGTATTCTCAAACGCATTGCGTGTATATGATGCAATATGGTATAATAAAAACAGAGGTGATACCGTGAAAACATACACTCTTATCGGCGGCGTAAATGGTGCGGGGAAATCCAGCTTGACTGGTTCTTTGCGTTCTGAGCGCAGCGACCTTGGTATTGTGGTAGACCCTGATAAGCTGACCGTTCAATGCGGCGGCGACGAGTACGAGGGCGGCAAGCTTGCCGTCAAACATATCGAGCAAGCCTTAGAGGACGGCGTGAATTTTACGCAGGAGACAACTCTTTCTGGGGGATATCCGAAACGCCTCTGCAAACGCGCAAAGGAGGCCGGATACTATATTCGCCTGTACTATGTCGGTTTGGACACTGCCGAGGAAAGTATTCGGCGAATCCAAAACCGCGTAGAACGCGGTGGGCACGACATTCCTACCAAGGATGTAAAGGCTCGATTCTCTCATCGTTTCGAAGATGTCCTGAAAATTCTTCCGTATTGCGATGAAGCCAAGTTTTTCGACAATGACAACGGATTTGTTCTCGTGGCGGAATACCGTAACGGGCAGATTCTTCCCGTTGGAACGTATCGTCCCATGTGGCTCAGCCACCTCATGGAGCAATTTGATTGACATTTTTCCCGCTCATCTTTGGATGGGCGGCATTTTTTTACTTGCCAAAGTGTGCGAACCGCCTAGAATGGTATTTGTACGATAGATACCATCTACTAAGGCACTTTTTGTGTTCGTACAAAAATTCATAATTTCGCTGAGGCGGACTTTCCGAAAAATCGGGAGGCCCGCCTTTTTGCGTAGAAGGGAGTATTTATATGGCAACCAGAAAAATATTATTCCGTGGTCAGACTCGGCACAAAGGGGAGAAGACCTCCATATCCGGTAAGCCTCTGCCCGGCATCTGGGTCACAGGCGGCATCTTTCCTCAGAACAAAGGCTATGAACGCGCCATCATCTATACCCAAGACCCGAAGGTTGAGAAGCATGTTGTATATGCTGAAACAGTAGGGCAATACACGGGAGTTGATGATGTGTTGGAGACCCCCGTCTTTGAGGACGACATCATCACCTTTTGGCAGAGGACCGACACGAAACACATGCAGCGTTACAAGGGTATTGTGAAGTACGACGAGGCGCTGACAAGCTTTACGGTTGTTTTCTGTGAGCCCAACCGTCTTAGTGACCCCGTTTTCCTTTGGGATTGCTCCGATATTCATGTGGTTGGAAACACTTTCGACGGTGAGCTCAGCAAGCGTGAGCAGGAAGTGACGTGTACTTACACCAAATGCCTTGCATTGGCGAAGGACATTGATACGCTTCAACTTTGCTACGGTCCTCGTTTTAACGCTCTGAAGGTTGACAGCCTCTGGAACAAAGCTTTTGAGCTGATGGATGATGTGACCCGCTCTGAAATCATCGAAGACTTGAAGTTCTTCCAAAAGGCGTGGCGTGGATATGAGGAAAAGCCGGTAAAGGATGCGCAGAAAATCCTCGACGGTATCTCCGCACTGTTCGGTGAGGAGGTGGCGTCCAAATGACTTCTGAGCACGATTACCGCAATGCTGTTCGCTATCTGCAAAACCTTCTAAACGGCGGACTCATGGGCGCAAGGGGAACATCTCCTCTGATGACAGCTATCGAAGCCTGCGAACTGCAGATTCCAAAACATCCCATCTCTAAAAGCTGGTCGCCGAATCTCTGCCCGCATTGCAATGCTGACCTTGGCGGAGACTGCAACGACGGCTACTACGAGAACCCTCACTATGACCGCTGCCCTGTCTGTGGTCAGCGGCTTGATTATAGTGAGTAAAGGAGCGTGAAATATCATGATGCAGCAAGAGTTTGAGAAGCTTACGAAGGTAAAAGTCACCTCGGAGGAATACAACGTCATTGAAGCCGCATACATGGCTTGTCAAGAAGACAAGCAGGTTTTCTGCAAGCAGTGGCTCAAAAAAGACGGTATCCGGAATCTGTTGAAGGACCGGCTTGCGGAAATCAAAAGTCTGAACAGTACCATCAAGGAACTGGAAAAGAAAATCGATACCCTCGAGGACTGGAAACCATCCATCAAGTACGGCACCCATTATTCCGACACTTCCTATCGCAGTCTTTCCGCCGCCTGTGAACGAAACGGAAAAAACCTGTTCGCAGTGCAGTCAGACGCTGAGGTTTTCATTGCCGCCCGCTTCGGCTTCAACGCCTCAAAACTTGTCATCATCCCGGATGTAGAGACCTATGAGTCGAACCGATACGGAAATGTCCGGCTTGCAAAAGCCGAAATTAGAAAACCTCTGTATGTCAGTGAAAGCTTCAACTATGCACGCTTCGATGTGCTTTGTAAAGGCGGACACATGCAGTGGGAACTGGTTGACGGCAAGCTGTGCGACTACGAAAGTCCCAATATCTAATCTGCGGGGAGCAATCGTTTCCCGTGCTTAACAACGCGCAGACCCCAATGCTGCCTGCGCACAATTTTCTTAAAATCAAATCAAAAGGAGCGTATTTTTATGACTTTACCGACCCATCATCCGTATTTTTTCACTTGCCCTTCGTGCGGCTGCAAGCTGATTTCCGTATCCAGCGGTGTGAGGGCTAAGCCGCATTGCCCGGAATGTGACTACTTTGCCGATGACGCATTCGTAGTCAAGGACCGCGTCGTGAACGAGGCCATGAATGTCATCGCCGACAACGCGGAACTGGCTGAAAATTTTGCCGAGACCGTCAAAAACGAAATTGCAAGCGATGATGATGCCTATGCACACATCGGGTTTCACCTGGCAAACGATATCCGGAATCAGAGTCCCGCATCTGAGGTGCTCTTGACCCTTTGCGGCTGGAACATCAACACGCTGCTCGACAAGACTCCGCCTATCGCCATCAGAGAATAACCATAGCAAAAAAGGAGAACAAAAAATGTTTAATAATCTCAACCTTTCCAACGCTCTTGCGTTGATTGACAAGCCCGTATGGGTCATCACAGAGGTTCGCGGTCGTAACAAGAACAACCGCACCTATTCCAAGTCCCGCAGCAAGAATGTGATTTATCCCGCCACTATCACAAATGTGCAGGTGTGGCGCGGGTATTCTCACAGCAAAGGGGATACCGGTTGCCCGAAATGTACCGTCACCGTCGATATCGCCACGAAGGACGATACCGGCGCAGAAATTTACTTCGACCTTCCGAATGAGTTGCTGAATGTCACGGTGTTTGAAAGCAAGGAGGATGCCGAGAAGGAACTCGCATACCTCAATTCCAACAAAAACACCATGACCTATTCCGAGCAGCGTCAACGTGAGGATAAAAACAACGCAAAGGTGTTCGGAATCGCATGAGTTGGAGAGAAAATCGCTTTTCTCCCTTGCCTATTTATGCGAACCGAATAGAATAAGAATTGTACGATAGATACCATTCATAAAAGGCATTCTGTGCTCGTACAATTCACAATTTCGCTTTAAGGCGGACTTCTCATCGCGAGAGGCCCGCCTTTTGTTTTAATTTTCAAAAAGGAGTGTTTATTATGACCGAAAACGAAAAAGCAAGAGCTCATAGCTACCTCTGAAACGACCGTGAAGGTTGACCCCCAGAATGGCTGGTATCTCAAGCGGTTTGCCGCCCTGCAGTTTGAGGGCTCCGTGGACAATTTCGGCACAAATATGCCGATTCATGTCCTTGAACAGCAACTTCCGAAAGAGGATACCATGAAGTTGGATGACGCTGTCATTGAAGGTCAAGAAATCGATTACAGCAGGTTTTATGACGAAAAGGGTAATGAATATTCGTCAGTTAGTGAACTTGTGCAGACACGGCTCGGCCTTGACGATGACGATGCCATTCAGGAATACAACAAGGAAAATCCTGGCTTGCCGTACATCCCGTATGAAAAGCTGCGGGACATGGATAAGAAGGATATTCCGGAAATGTTGTCGTCCGTCGTTGATGAAGCCGACTATGTGGATGCATACAAGGAAGTGACCCATGTCGCATCCTACCATGTGGAGGTCACTCCTATGAGCAACAACTATGAAACAATGGGATTCGCGTTCACTCATCAGGGACTCAAAGAGTACGAAAAGTCTATCGACAACCATATTTTCTATCCTTGCCGCTGTTACGCACATGCAGGGGAGAAATTTGGCCGAGAAGCGGGTGACTTCTATCCTATCATGGAATTCCTGCACAGCGCCGGTGAACAGCTTCTGGTTGATGACCTTAAGCGGTTCGATGTCAAGGTGATGGAACTCGCTACTGCGGAAGAGGTGGAAAATCTTTATCGAACCGTTCCCAATGAGCCGCATCAGGCCGCTTATATCAAGGTCATGGATAGAAAAACGGATACGGTATATAGCCGCATCTATGTTTTCTGTGCAGGCCAAGAAGAGAAGTGCCTCAACGGCGATATTTATCTGAGCAATAAGCGGCATTATGTCTTGGTCAAAAAGGGTGACGATACCTATAAGGTTCCTTATCCGTTTAACTGTGATAAGACAGTTGAAGCCCTGAATAAGAAGTCCGAAAAGGAAGAGACACTGACCGCAGCACAGCGGCTGTTCTTCTGGACAGAATACAAGAAAACCATCAAGTTGGATTGAAGCAAACAAGCCAAGAAATTGCAACCCATATGGTTGCGTCAGATTGAAAAAAAGGAGAAATGAATTATGGAAAGTTTTAATGTTGTAGTTACCGTATCCACCACTGTTTGCATCGACGCCGAGAACCCTGATGATGCCATCGAAAAGGTAAGTCAGGCATTGAATAATGGTGACGCAAACATGAGCGCTGATGTTGCCAGTAACATTGGCTATTCCATGCGAAACGGTCATTATGAGGTGACGAATGCCATCCCGATGGACGAGGACTACGATGAGGGCTCTGGCAATGAAGAAGACGATGAGTCCGAAGAATGGGAGCAGCACAACCGCCGCGAAGTCGGAGACTTTCATCCTATCATGGAGTTCCTGCACAGCGCCGGTGAGCAGCTTCTGCGCGAGGATATCAGACGGTATGACATTAAGCCCGCCGTTATCAGAACGAAGGAGGAGATGCACGAATTCTACCGCACGCAGCCTGATGAGATGATTCTGGCCGCATTGGTGGAAGTCGATGACAAGGTATCCGGAAAACACTATTGCAGTATTCGCGTATGGTGTTCCGGGCACGAGATTAAGACACGGTCTATGGGTTCCTACTATGTCCTGAATAAGCACTATCTGACAGTCAATAAGGATGACATGGTTGCAACATACCCGTATCCGTTCTCTTGTGATGATGGTGCCAACACGCTGTTGGAAGCCAAAGACACGGATATCCTGACACCCGTGGAGCGCCTTTTCCTCTGGACCGAATACAAGAATCCGAATCCCATTGATACCAAGAAAAAATAAGGAGAGTTTACCATGAATACCTACAATGTTGTCATTTCTGTTTCCATCACTGTTTGCATCGACGCCGAGAACCATGATGATGCCATCGAAAAGGTAAGTCAGGCGTTGAATAGCGGTGATGCAAACATGAGCGCTGATGTTGCCAGTAGCATTGGCTATTCCATGCGAAACGGCCACTATAAGGTGACGGATGCCATCCCGATGGATGAGTGAGGATGTTGAACTATGACTGAGATAGCATTTTTGGTGAAACCCGACTCTGAGATGTACCGCAAGTACTTCAAACAAAAGAACGAGCTGGACAAATTTGTCGGGTTCGCATCCTCGTTCATCGACAAATACTTCGTATCGCGTAACAAGGACTTCGATTACAGCTTTTCCACGAACATGCGCCTTACCGTGAAACTTCCGCCGAATGACGAAGAATGGTTTAGCGCACAGCTCATGAAGGAAAAGTCGGAGAGTGGGTTATGCGTGTTCAAGAAGAACTCGCCCATGAATAAGCGCTGGCACGAGGAAGTTACATCGCATATCGACCCCTATTCTCTGACGGCGAGCAAATGGTGGTTCATGGATTTTCCGTATTGCGGGAAATGCCAAATCGCCATGTGGGATGACGGCTGCGGTAATGTTTACGGGTATTATTCCACCCCGGCTGCGCATCACAACTCCGGAAAATTGCCCGATTATGTGCAACCCATCAAGATGAGCGAGTATTACATCGCTCAGGAACGCTGCAAGGAACTCGATTCTCTTTTGTCAGAGGCTGTGGACAAGGGGAGCCGCGCATCTCATATCGGCTCCTATAAAGCAACCTTCAAAAAGACCAGCGATGGTTCGGACGGTACAGGCTTTGAGGATAGCATCAATGTATGTTTCTCGGTTGAGCATTGTGCAATGCCGTCTAATACGCGAACCGCTATCGTTGGCCTTCTTCACGATTATTGCTTGAAAAATCAGCGGTCTCTTGATGACCTTACCGAGTTCGAGTACCTCGGACCTGCCGAGAAAGCCGACAGCCCCGCCTAAATCGCAATTTTACGCATAAAAAACAAATAAGGAGTGCAAATCATGACTCGTTTTTACATTAAAGACACTGAAGAATTCGACCGTGCATGCCGGTTACTGGACAAGCGCGATGTTCCTTACGACATCGATGGCGGTGACCGTATCATGGTCGCGGATTGCTACGCCATTCAGGTCATTGGGGTGTTCGAGTTGTTCGACATCGACTACGAGGAGGTATGAGCATGCTGCGACTTAACAAAATCAGTCCTAAAAAGCCTTGCCCGTTTTGTGGTGCCTTCCTCGAAAACGAAGCACCCAGCACTATCTGGTGTCATCCGCAAAACAGCTGCTTGCTGAGCCTCCGTGGCATTACCGGAGACGACCAAATTACTCAGTGGGATACGCGCTTCGATGCAAAGGGAAAGAAGGTGCTTGACGATGCTGAATGAGCTTTTTGCTCGCGAAATCCTTGAAACGAGCATCGCGCTTGGCATTCTCCAAGAGATGAATGGCGGCGTCGTTATTTACCACGAAGCAAGCAAAGAAGACCCTGAAAACCTTCCTGCCGGGTGGTATATCGACGACAAGAATTATACCACGTTTTCGATTGCTACTGACCCGGAAGCTATAAGAGAACTCAAGCCGTATCTGGTTGAGGCTGGATATCAGTATGAGGAAAGGGAAGCGTTTTGGGAGAATATCCTTGGCAACACGGCTCCCAAACTTCGCTTGCCGATAAAAGTATCGCAAATCTGAAAGGGGAACTATCATGACCGATAAGAGCATTTTTACCGCGACCCGTATTCGCGGAGAGGAAAAGGAATTTCTCGGCAGTGTCCTGCTCAGTTCTGAAACGGATACCGCTTCCGAATTTTTCCGCAACATCATCAAGAAAGATGTAAAGGATGTCGAGGTTCAGAAGACCGAAACTGGCTATGTCTTGACCGACAAAGCCGACCGAGACGCCTGCTACATCCTGACTCGCACGCAGCTTGACGATGCTTTCTGGAACAGCTGCACAGCTGATAAGAAGCATTGACACTTTTCCCGTCCACCGTTTGGTGGGCGGGATTTTTTATTGACGCTGGAAAAGTTTGCAGCACGAACAATAAAGATTTCGATTTTTTTACCAAATTACATTTCCGGCGTTGACATTGCTTGCGGCCGGCGTAGAATAAAGATTGTACGATAGATACCATCTACTAAGGCGCTATTCGCGTTCGTACAATTCACAATTTCGCATTCACTCAGGCAGACTTACCATTCGTGGTAGGTCTGCCTTTTTTGTTTGCAGACACTTTGAAAGGAAGAAATAGTATGTATAGTTTCAACTGCTTAATCAAGACCGATGCCAGCCTCGTTAAAGGTTCTCTTTCGGAAAGCCATGGCGAGACCGAACTTCTGGCGAACCTGTACGGAAAGATAATCTGCATTGAGGACGATGCGAACGGGATGAGCCCGACAGAAACCGTTCCGACGCCCGTGGATGTGTTCGATATCATCCTCGGTTATCGAGAAGCAAGCGAGCTCATTTCTTTTGCAGAAGACATGAAGAAACGAGCACTGCACGCGGCTCTTGAAACCGCCAGATACGCTCTGAAGAAGTGGGACAAGGACGGCATCAGCATTCAAAGTTCGTTGGAGAAGTGCTTCTGCACTATCCCGATGGGTTCCACGGAGGCGTACAACCTTTCGTGCGCTACCGACATCCTTTCCAACCACCCCTGTTCCGAAGCGTGCGAACTGTTCTATAACGGCATCGAATGGAAGTGCTATCCGGACGATACCGAACTGAACGATGTCATCGCGCATCCCGAACAGTACATTGTCATCCCTGTACTGTTTTCTGACAAATGATTCTTGACCTGTGCGTCAAACAAAAAAGGAGAATGAAAATGAATACTAATTTTTTTGTTGCAGAAGATGAAGTGTTTAACCCCAATAAGGTTCTTACACGAAAGCAAATGGATGCCTTTATTGGAAACAGAGGCATCAAAAGTTACGCGGGTGTTTTAAAAAAAGATAACAAACTCTTTTACAACTTTATCCGCGTAAAAGTTGCCGAAGGGAAAAACTGTGTTGATGCGATTTATGCGCGAAAAGCAATCGTATCGAACGGATGCTTACGGAATGATTTTTTCTCTTTTGGAGAGTACAACTTCGTCGCATTTATGACCAATGGGAAAATCTATTGCGACTTGAAGAACTTCTTCAACGAACGCTTCGGCATCGAATCCATGTCCTATGAGGATGTTGCGAATCAGATGCACGATGAAGTGGAGAACTATATCCGCAAAACGTTTACGGATTGCTACGTGGACACAGATATCAAAGAAACGGGCACAGCCGAAGCCAAATATGAATTTGTCTTTGGCAAAAAACGCCATATGTTTAACAACATTTCCTTTACGGCAAATCCTATCTCTTCCAGCGATGCCATTGTACTGTTTCTCGCCAATCAGAGTGAGTGGGCGAAAGAGTATGTAGAGAAGATGCTTGAAGAACAGGAGTGGAGCTTTAAGCACATTCGCCGACAGGTATCCATCGAAAGATACAAAGAACAGAAACTTGCCGAATACAAAAAAACGCCAAGCGAGGATTTGATTCAGGCAAAACTGTTTCACGATTCAGTTCCCAAGTCCGGTCAGGTAAAAGTAACCTTGGATATCGATGGAAAGCAGTTTGTCGGTAGTTTTGATTCCAAGTTCTTCGGCTATACGGGGGCTAATCTCGATGAAGCGATTCTTCCTGAGGCTGGTTTCAAGTATCCTGATTCTTTTGAAGGATATTATGAGTTCCTGAAAGACAACGGGATAAACATCGAGTGTAAAGACGGAATGTTCCCATTCACTTTCGTAAAAGAAATCGCTGCGTTCCGTGGCGACAAGATTTTCTGGAAGAGGGAGGCTTGACCTATGGCTATCAAAATCGGTCCTTGCCCTAAATGCGGCAACACTACATTCATTGCAACCGCACATGTAACCCAAACTTGGCTGGTGGACGAAGACGGCGACTTTATCGAAGCCAAATCTGACTGCGATGAAGTAACCCATGCACCTGATGCCGAGGATTTATTCACATGCTCCAAGTGCGGCGAAGAAGTAGCCGCAATCAACGTATAAAAAGCGTTTTCGCGAAAACTTTTTAAAAGCCATTCGCTCGTATCATCGTCAAAATATCAGGGTGGGGTAACGGTTTGTTACCCCGCTCAAATTTTAAAGGAGTGTTTATATATGAACCGCGTACCTGAGATTTTCCTGTCTGAAGTGTTTGGCGAACTCCGTATTATCGAGGAGAACAACAAGTTTTATTTCTGCGCTGTGGATGTCTGCAAGGCATTGGGGTATACGAACATAACCCGCGAGCTGAACATCCACTGCCGTCAGGACGGAATCAAGTCCGGTCGCGTTGAGGTTGGCGGCATTCCCCGCATTGTCAAGTTTATCTCGGAAGGAAATGTATACCGCCTCATCTGCCGCTCCAATAAACCTGAGGCTGAACAGTTCGAGAACTGGGTTTTCGACGAGTTGCTGCCTACGATTCGTCAGACCGGCGGATATGTGAACGACCCTGTTGTTTTTGTGGACCAGTGGCTCCCTAATACGGATGCTAAAACCAAAGCCCTGCTTGTGACTTCCTTGGAAGCCGTCAAGAATCAGGACAAGGTCATCGGTGTCCAGCAGGAAAGCGTTGACTTCCACCGCGCTGTCAGCGCCTCAGTCAACAGCGTGGACTTTGGCGAGTTTGCGAAATGCCTTGCCAACGACCACATCAACATCGGTCGAAATCGTCTGATGGCTTGGCTGCGTAAAGAGAAGTACATTGACGCCTCGAATATCGCCTACCAGAAGTACATCCAGCAGGGGATTTTTGAGGTCAAGGAAACGGTGTACTACATCGGCAAAGCATCCCATACCGCACGCAAGACACTGATTACCCCTAAGGGTCAGGTATACCTTGCTAAGAAGGTTTCCAGCGGCTACAAGGGCTAATAGCATTATACTGACCACTGAAAAGTAGTCGGTATTTTTATTGACACCACTTGCGAACCGCATAGAATTGAGATTGTACGATAGATACCATCTACAAAGGCGCTATTCGCGTTCGTACAATTCACAATTCTGTATTCACTAAGGCAGACTTACCATTCGTGGTAGGTCTGCCTTTTTTTGTTTACAGCAAAACAAGCACTTGGAGGTGCATTATGAACAACAATGAAATACTCGTCCGCAAAGCTATTGAGGACAAAGAGCGTGAAGCAAACAGCTATGAAGACCAGGGGTGCTACAATGCAGCCTACTGCTATGGTTATGCTGCCGGTGCATCGGATGCGCTGTCTACCTTGAAGAATCCGGACCCAAAAGAACTCTTTATCATCCTATCGTACTACTCGAATGAGGACGATGGCGAGTTTGACCGCGTCGGCAGCTGCGACAAGGTTTATCCTACGCTCGAAGCCGCCAAAGCCGCAGCCGACAAACTCTTCAAAGAGGACAAGGAAAACCGTCCCGAGAACCTTGCCGTCGCCTACACCCTCGATGATTGCATCCGCGATATCGAGGAAAACCCGCTGTATGTTGTCGGCGAATGGCAGAAGAACGCTTTTGGAAGCTATCACAATTTCTACGCGGTTTTCAGCGTTTCTCTCGCTGAGAACTGAACACGAGGAGGACTAAGAAAATGCTCAAAGTATTAGGTGGTCAGTGCCGCAGCATCCCCGTTGTTGATGGGAAGGTGAATCTCGTTTTGAAGGCAGTTGTCCCTGCACCTGCAGACAAGGAAGAGGCTGAGAAACTCTGCTCCTTGAACGGCTGGGCACCGCACACCGACATGTTCAACAACCTTCTTATCACTGCTCCTGTATCTTTGGACGCATACCGCCTTTCGGATAGTTCCGTCATGAATGCTTATATCGGCTTTGCTGAGAAAGCGGCTACCGCTCTGGTCGGTAACAAAAACGGGTATCTGATGGCCGGCGTCGCATCCTACGGTGCTGTTGGCTAAGAAGGCTTCGGCCAAGCTTCGTTACATAGCGCTTTAGTGCTTTGTATAGTTCGTCACATTACACACTCAATTTTTCAGGCTCAAAGGAGGAGCCACATTATGCGTAAAGACAATCCTATTGACAAGCCCATCACTGTATCTCTTTTCGGAACCGCTGCATCTGCAACTCTCATGGTTGCTTTTGCCATTGCTTATCGCATTGCCGGTCTTTTTGTTCCTGACACGAATGCAGTCATGGTGACGGTTCACGGTATTATTTCTCTTTGCGGGAACATCTTGATATTTTCCACCATTGCTACCGTTGCATACGTCATATACAGCAAACTGTGCGATGACCGCGCGATAGCTGAGCGTTTTGCAAAACCTCCAAAGTCATCTGCTGTTTCGTCCGTTCTCACCAGAATCGCATTCGTAGCAATCATGATTTGCGCTGTTGGCTTTGTCATCGAAATCGTCGGTATGTCTCCAATAACCAGGTTTTTGGAGGCAACTGGTGTGCTGGAAGCACGCGAAGCATTTTTGCAAGGGCTCGAGATAATCCTATCTTGTGTCTGCAAGGTCAGTTTTATGGTCGCTGTTTTGCTTGCCTTCGCGGCGTATAAAGCGAGGAGATAATTTTGTATAATCGCATAGGAAATCTTTGCCAAAAAAGACTTTTTATGCGCTTATAAATAAATTTTTCTGTTGTACTCTGTTGCGAAAAGAGTATAATAGAAAGAAGGGAGGCAGTAATGCCTAACGAAAAGGACAGCACCGAGAAGCACCTGCTGAACTATGCAGATGTTTTCGCCGATGTTGTGAACGTGCTTGTATTCCACGGAAAAGAAGTCATCGACCCGAAAGACCTCGTTTCTACCGAAGCCCGCTCTGTGCTTACGCTTCACGGTAAGACCCGCGAGCAGGAACGCGATGTTGTTAAAATCTGGACAAAGGGCAATACTAAGATTGCTCTTGTCGGTCTGGAAAACCAGACTTTACAGGACAAAGACATGCCACTTCGCGTTTTAGCCTACGATGGCGCAAGCTACAAGGAGCAGGTCAACCATCACCGGAGTAAGAACAAAGAGCTCAAAGAAGAGAAAACATATCCATGTCTTTCCTTTGTTCTGTACTTCGGTACAACACATTGGGCAAAGCCAACGAGTTTACTGGGATGTATCGAAGACATCCCAGAAGAACTCAAGCCCTTTGTCAATGATTATCACATCAAGGTGTTCGAGATTGCATTTCTCGACGATGATACACGAAAGCTTTTCAAAAGTGATTTTCGTCATGTCGTCGATTATCTGCATCAAGTTCGGACCAAAGAAGAATATCAAGCATCTGCACAACCGGTGAAATATCCTGCTGAGGTTTTGCAACTCATGGCAGCTTTTACCAATAACAATCGGTTTCTCGATGTTGCGTACGAAATCGACACTAGGGGGCCCATTAACATGAAAGACTTGATTGGGAACATGTTGACCGACAGCGAACATAAAGGTGAGCTGAAAGGCACTGTTGACTGTGTCGTCAACCTCATCCGTTCCACCAAAGGAAACACCAATCTCAACGATGCTCTGGAGATGTTGAAAGTTCCTGCCGACATCCGCGATGCGGTTGCTGAACAGGCTAAATCTATTCTCGCAGAGTAAAATTCTAACAGCAAGCCGCTCACTTTTTGGTGGGCGGCTTTTTGTTTGCACTTCATCGGCAAAATGCAGGATTACTTCTATGTAAAATTGACATTTTGCCGCTATCGTTGTATACTATACTAAAGCGAGGTGGCAGTATGCTGTATATTTCAGTCGCTGATGCGGCAAAAAAATGGAATCTCTCGGAGCGGTCGGTTCGGAACTACTGCGCTATCGGCAAAATTCCGAATGCAGTTCTTGCCGGTAAAACATGGCAAATCCCGGAAGACGCAGAGAAACCGAAACGGGCAAACGCAAAGGTCGAGAACGCTTTGCTGTCCGTTCTTCGGGAAGAGAAGAAGAAGCAGCGGAAAGGCGGAATCTACCACAAAGTTCAAATTGACCTGACCTACAACTCGAACCATATTGAGGGAAGTCGCCTGACGCATGACCAGACCCGGTATATTTTCGAGACGAATACTATCGGGTTTGAAAGCGGGGCTGTAAATGTGGACGATGTTGTCGAGACCGCGAACCATTTCCGATGCATCGACATGGTCATCGACAACGCTATGTATCCGCTGTCGGAGACGCTCATCAAGCGCCTGCATCTCACGCTAAAAAACGGCACAAGCGATTCCCGGAAAGACTGGTTTGCCGTTGGCGAATACAAACGCGTTCCTAACGAGGTCGGCGGGCGAGATACCACCGCGCCTGAAAAAGTCGAAGCGGAGATTTCCGAATTGCTGTCCGGCTATAATGCCGTCCCAAATCATACGCTCGAACAAATCATTGCATTCCATCACGACTTCGAGTGCATTCATCCGTTCCAAGACGGCAATGGGCGTATCGGCAGACTTATCCTTTTCAAAGAATGTCTTAAAAATAACATTGTCCCGTTTATTATCGAGGATGACTTGAAGATGTTTTATTATCGCGGGCTTCACGAATGGAACCATGAGCATGGGTATTTGGTGGATACTTGCTTAACGGCACAGGACAGATTCAAAGCATATCTGGACTACTTCAGAATCCCGTACAGTGGCTGAATCGTACTGGATTTCTGATGGACCGGAAGGAGGAGATGGACTGTGAAAATCAAGGTGATGTATCGTGCCCAGTGCCTTGCTGCAGCTTTGGGGTGTCAACAACCCCGCCTAAACCGGTTCGCCGGTTATAGACGGGGCTTGCGGGGAAACCCGTAAGCCCGGTTGGTTAGCCTTGGTGAACGGCAACTTCGGTTGCTGCGAACTCCGTTATGCATTTGATGAGCAATCATCTTCATAATATAG